CTCGGTCATGATAACTCCTATCAATCTCTGAAAACTTCTCTCTAACTTTCCTGGCAACCCAGCTATCTAACAGATTAACAACCCTTTCTGTACGGAGGTTAGGTTTACCGCTCTCCTCTGCGTCTAGTGAATAGTCGTCAGGATCAGCCAGCATCATCGCAATCTCGCCGACCCAATCCCCTGTGTTCGCTATCGTGAACGGTTCAACACCGGCTTTCCCATACCCGAGTAGGTTCAGGAGCCAAAGGAGGTTATCGCGCTCGTACCTATTCAATACGAGCACCCACCGCATCCCTTCATGTGCCCTAGAAGGGGGGAGCCCTTGACCTTCGTAGATGACTGCTGGTCCTCTATATACAGACATAGATCAACCTCTGAAAAATTCGAACTCTGAAACCTTCTTGCGGCGACCACGCGGAGGAGCATCCCCCACATGATGCCCCCTGAAGTACAGACCAGGGGTATATTTGCCAGCGTTGTCTGGATGTACGTAGAACGATTCAACCTCTCTACCGGCAATCTTCGCTGCGTAGCCAATCTTACCCATCCAGGCAGATTTCTTCTCGGGTGCAACTTCTGGCACGCAATACCATGACCCACTATCGGCAGAATCGACGAGGATCTTCACTAGCCGCTCCACCTGAGCTGACCTACGCCGCCTGGTCTTCCGGTCCGGTAGATGCTCCGGATCGATAGGGATGATATCTTGCTCTGGCACCCTTCCTCCTTTCATGGCATCCAACACACCACCCATCATAGCAAGCAATCAAGACCATTTGGCGAACTTAATCTCGTTATTAAAATCGGCGGCGAGGCTACCCCATATAAAGAGGTATGCCTCGCCGTAACCGATCTGGCGCTATCGAAGGTTACAGGGCGACCGCCGTCTCCCCGGTGAGGGCAACGTCATGGACAGGGCACTTCGCGGTATCGACCTGAGTACCGGAAGAGTTGTAACCGAGTCGTACCGCAGCGAGAACCTTGTGAGAGTCTACCGGGCACACGTACTTATATACGACAGCGGTATCGGAACCAAGTGGTCTCCACCACAGGACATCGCCGGCCTCCTGGGCGTTGAATGCAACTACGTTAGCCATCTATATCTTCACCTCCCCCTTTCTTTTTCCAATATCGTTCCCTTGCAATCTTTTTAGCGCATGAACGACATGGTTGATGAACGGCCTTCCTATCTTTACGGCGGTAGAAGTAGGCGTTGAACTTAACTTCTCCGCACATATAGCATCTCGTTCTGGCCATATCATCAAGAGATATTATCTATGACAAAGATTTTTTGTCAACTTTTCAGCCCATCGATCATCTTAGCGAAAACCACGTCAGACATAGCCTCACGAGCCCGACACGGAAGACAACTTCCACAATCACCACCTGATATGCAATCCTCCGAAGCCATGTCCCAGATCAGTCTGGACATGTCGATGAACGACTTCTCGAGGATATCCAGCCTACTCAACACCTCTTGGAGTTTCTGCAGCACCCTCGAATATTCGGAATACGAATACGTATTCTGAGGCGGGTATGTTGGAGTTGATGTGTACGGATATGTAGAGTTGTCATCAGATATGTATCTGTAATACGGGTAGTTGTAATACGTATTCGTGCCGGATGACCCGGTGTACTCAAGGTACTCGTACATCGTCATTACCCCTCCTTACCCCCATCCTTGGGATACGACTTCAGATACCCGGATAAACCAAGCTCTCCTACAGCATCATCTTTCTTCCCACTGGGTTTCTTCTCGACTTCTACCATCGGCTGCATGTACCCCTTACGATCTACACAACCAGGACGTGAACACCAGGCCCCTTTGTGCCTGATGTACATCGTAACGGTACCGCCGCACTTCGGACACATCAATACGGTTCCTTTATTTTTCTTCGGCATCTCCATCTCCATAATCGAGTTCTACTTGTACCACCTGGCCGAACGAGAGCCACTTACCCCCCCAAACGCCGGTCGATTTCGTCGTTTCTCCATAACGGAAACATATATCCCTAACCTGACACTCCATACATAAGTCGTTTACCTGATTGAACACCTCCAATGATCTGAGGTAATCATCGAAGAAGTGATTCAGCGGTATGTCAAGTTCAGCGCATAATGCTTTCTCCATCCACTTCGGTGCCAATTCAGATTAACCCCATCCCGCCGAGATACTCTTCTATGTCATCCGGCATCTCTTTCTCCTGGACGTGTTCCTCTCGCTTCTCCTTCTCCTCTTCGTCGCGTTTGACAGATTGCGTAGTACCGAGGATGTCGATATCGATGACCTCCTCGACCGGAGTATTCACAGTGCAGGTATATACAGCGCCAGCTAAGGAGTCGGCTCCGTCCTTGAACCCCTTCCTTGGGTGATCGACCTTGTTCCCCCTGATGAGCTGCAACTTCAGGAGTTCCTGATCGACGAGGATGGGATGGTAATACGCACGAAGACGCCCATCATAGATGGAGGTGGAAAGCGTATCGTAGTGGTCTTTCTTCACCACCATGAACTCCGTGTAGATGCCTTTGTTCATGAAGATGTTCTTCGTATCGACGCTCTGCCACCTGTCCATCGTCACCATCGCCACATTGAACCTGTCGTTCAGCATGAACACGAATCTGCGAACGTCATTGAAGTCTATCTCGCCGTTCGGAGGGGCTTCCCAATACTTGATGAGGTCCATCCGTATCACAGGCATTATCTGCCCATCCGTTTCACTTTTCATGAATCCTTCACAGTGAACCATACACAGCGCAGACCTGTCGCGGTTAAGGCCGAGGTCGATATGGATGAACCTCGGTGCTGCGCTGTCATCTTTATCCCGGAACATAGGAGGCAGACGCCCTTCCTCGTCGAACGGCGACCGAACGCAATACTTATCCGTACAAGATTCATCGTGTTTATGGAAGCAGGCCATGACCCTATATGGATCGCGGAAATACGCTTCCGCCATCTTCGGTGGCCGGCAAAGGATGCGTGCGTTCGCATTCACCGGGTCACGTATGAAGTCGGAGGTGAAATCTTCTGGTTTCTTGGTGGGATTGGATACGAAAGTGGGGCACTTTATAGCCCATACCCTCGGTTCTCGATACTCGAGGATCTCATCATCTTCCCACCATACCGTTATCGGGCCGAGATCCTTCGTCACCTTCCTCGTGATCTTCCTCTCTATCACCCCATCGTACCGTTGCTGGATGAAGTCGTTCTCATACCTCGGGAACGAAAGCAGCGCAACCTTTCCGACCTGGGGGAAACGCGAGATGACCGACAGCCTCGCCATGTCGTAGATGGCCTTAGCAGAAAACTTCACGGATTCTTGGGTGTGGGAAGAGTCATCCTGAGTTTTGAATGCGGAGATCTCGTCCAACGTAACCGCAATCAGGTTATACCCCTCCCACCCCTCAGCCTCAGAGTGGCCAGAGAAACACCTGATGGGTCGCTCCATGAACTCGATCTTCTTGCTCATCGGGATGAACCCCTTCTTCTGGAAATACGGGCTGGCGATGAGCAAGTTCTTCAATGGGTCGAAGAATACCCGTTGTGCCTGCTCGGAGTTCAGAGCGATGTTCAGGAGGTCGATGTACTCCCCATGACCGATACCGTAATAGTCAAGTGGGTCCCTTAAGCAATGCATCAGATAGATGATCCTGGCGAACGCTATACGAAGGGTATTGCCGGTCAATATATTGCCCTCTAAGGTGAAGTTATGTATCTCTGGAACGTCCGGGCAATATGTTTGTTCAACCCTATCCGTTTCCTCGACCGATACCACCTTCCAGTGAGCCTCTGGGCCAGGATGGATATCGCGATGCTCATAGTTAACCTGTAACCAACTACCCGGCACCAAGTCGCAAGTGTAAGTCTCTTCGAACTTCCTCTTGGCCCTATCTAAGGTCTTAGTCGCAAACCATCTGTGATATCTGGTCGTGTGGATCTCTTTCGTTTCGTCGCCCCGTTTCACAACCAACTTCCATATCGGAAGCACACTCGTCTCGAGGACCTTAGCTTCTTTCCATCCCTGCGAAGTCAGCAGCGTCTGAACGGTGTTCGCCACATCCCCGATCTTCCTTATCCCGTCTTTGGTGATTATTTCGGTTTCATACGCGAAGCACCAATCTTTCCCCCCACCTTTGCCGATCTGACATATAACCTCATTTACCGTGGACTCCCAGATCTGTTGCGCTTCCTTCTTCCCATGCATCTTCTCTAGTGTGTGGGGGAGGAAGATCTGGGTCATCTTCGACGCGATCTGCTCCTGTACAGGAGACAGTGGTTTAAGCCCTAAAAAATACGGGTCCGTCACGAACCTATGCAGATCGACCGGCTCTTCCTCGAACTCCTCCTTCTGGAGCAAAGACCTGAAGTCTTCAAGCGTTATGTTCCCGCCGAATCTACGCATGGTCATCTGTCTAGCGTTTCTCCATCACTAAGCTCTGGTTGGTTACGCCAGGCATCCTGCAACTGCGACCAAGCGAGGTCAGAGCATCTGGGGCAGTTACTTATGGTAGTCCTGATTATCTCCGACAAAATTGAGTTAACGCGCTCAACTTTCTTGGTCCGCTCGATGTACCCGGATTCGAGTCGCGGGGACATAAGCTGGAAGAGCCGAGCCTTGGTCTCCATGAGGTCTTTCGCCAAACGAAGAGCCTGTAGTTTCGTTGACATGGCGCCATTCTCTTCGGCCAACCTCACGACTTCCCATGCCTGCTCATTGATCATCCTTATCTCTTCATCGAACCTGAAGACGTTCTCGGTGAACTTCTCCATGATGTCGGGGTCGGCTTCTGCGCGCATCGATATGTATTCATCCCACTCTTTGATGGCCTTCTCCACGGTGCTAAGTGGGATATCAAGTTCCTTTGCTATCGACACCTTCGGTTTGCCCTGCATGTAGAGCCTGGCGATCATGTAGACCTTCTCGGCCCTTTCGAAGTCGTTCATCTTATCGAGAGAAGATTTGGCACCCATCGTTTGAATATTCCCATATGAAGTGTGGTTATGTCAATGGCTTCAACTCTACAGCCCTCGGGTTCCTCCATATCGTCTCTATCCGAGAAGCATGCTTGAGCAGAGCACCCTTGCCAACTGTTTTCGTCCCACGGTTCCTCGCCGCTGCACTCGCATAAGACTTGAATGGTATCTTCTCCCACCCAGCATCTTCAAGTGGGGTATAGACGGGATGCTCATACCCGATGAGCACGACGGCCGACCTGAGTTTCAATATGGTGTCCACCAGGAGTTCGTGGTGTTCTATTGGTTGGTCTATATGATAGACTTTTTTATTAACTCGCGTATCTGGGACATATGGAGGGTCCAGGAATACGGTCGTATCATCACTATCGTATTCGAGCATCACCTCGATGGCGTCCCTGTTCAAAATCTCGACCCCCTGCAACCTCTCATGCTGACGAGGGAGTCTGTCTATCCGTATGGTGTACGTCCTTACCTTCTTCGCTACACCTTTGTCATCCGTGAAGGCGCGCCCCCAATGGCCCGGTAGGTGCGATATTCCCCCATACCCCTGGTTCTGGATTACGAAGAAAGCCCATGCCTTATCATCATCACTTGCCGATGGGTCTTTCATGACCTCCAGACCACGGACGAACTCGCTCCTCGAATAGAGGGTATAGAAAACCCTATGGTATAGGAGCCTGAAACGATCCGGGTCCTGGATGGTCTTGAGCAAGTTCACTATCCGCCAGTCGAGATCGCTATAGACTTCAAGGTCTGAGCGATCCTTAGAAAGGAGCACCGATGCTGCGCCGCCGTAAGGCTCAACATATGTGCTGGTGATGGGGAGAACCTTCAATATCCTTGGCAAGTTCCAGGAGCCTTTCCCGCCGTACCATAGGACAGGGCCGGGCAATCTCTGCTCTTTGAACCATTTCGATCCGAATGCGGCATTCACATCAACCATCTTCAACAGCCCTCGGATTGCGGTAGATGTTCACCTGCTCGTTAAGGCTGACCTTCACCCAGCCAGCACTTAAGAGGTCTTCGTAATCGTTGCCATCACAACAAGTCGACATAACAATCTTGCCATCGCACGACATGATGGCTCTCAACAGATACTCATCGCAGGTTCTACCGCATGGTATATTTACGTACTGAGTCGTATCATCACCATCCCAATAAGCAATAACATCAAGTATTGGACGAGAATCAACCTGTACGTGAGAGATGATGTCAAACCATCTGCTAAACATCTCGATAGAAGCAACAGTAGTTCTATCTAATGCGTAGACCCTTCGCCAATCGTCATCGAATGATGGCAACGATACTCCACCAGTTTGGAACCTGAATATCTCAAGTGACCGATTGATGTCGAGGTCATGGGTATCGTATCCGCCAGAGATCAAGTGCTGACGGAAGACCACCTCTGACTCGGGATCTTGCAACAATCGAACCAAATCTATGAGCCACCCGTCTACGTCGTTGAACACCTCAACTGGGCGCGGCTTCATCCGGAAGAACAATGAATCAACACCGCCTAACGGCTCAACGTAAACCTGTGACCATGGTATGAATCTCAAAATCCTATCCTCGATCTGCTTCCTATGTCCGAATCTCGTTTCCCATCACATCCGAAATGAGAGTTTCCAAGTCGGCACCCCCTCAGGAATGCCTTGTTTACCAATCCCTTTTGATTACTCTTCGGCCGAGACTTCTTCCTTTTCCTTTGTATCTCAAAAGATCGAACTTCTTGAGCCAGTTATATATCGTCATCTCTGTGACGCCTACATCATCGGCTATATCTTTCGCCGTCCTACCTTGCTTCACGTATTGTTCAAACAGCCAATCTCTGTCCTCATAAATCTTCAAGTTGGAATCACCTACCCATCAGGAACCTTATAAATGCCCTATTATCCCTGATAACACTGAGGAGGAATGGTGATATGCGTGCTACCAGATCCTCCTCTTCATCATTGTTCATCTCGTTATAACCAGATACGAATATGATCGCATGCAACACCTCATGCAGCAGCGAGTCAGCCATGGCGTCATCAGCCTGTTCTTCTTCAAGCAGGATTACCTGGTGTTCTCGCTGCGTGATCCCGTAGTTGATGTCCCCAGCACCGAATGGGTCGAGCGAAGTCACCTTAACTTGATACCTATACGGCCCGATCTTTATGCTGTTCGGGACCGTTACCTCGTCTGGCACCTTGTGCTCCACGTCCTCCATTTTAGTCCATTCCCCATTTTTTGACTAGTTGTGTTTGCCTAGTTTCTCCCAACAGTACAATGCGATACCTAGAGCATCGGCCAAGTCGTCCGATTCGAGCTGTTTAGCGAACATCGGATACCTATCCTTCAGTTTCTCCTGCACCTGCGCTTTCCTGATCTTGCGCAACTCCTTCCGTCCCTCAGTCTCTCCATATTCCGACAGCACCCTCTCACGCTCTTGCTTCGATATAGCCCGATACCCGATATGGCTTTTCCACTCCATAGGGGGCACGTCTGCTGTTTCTATGCCTCGTTCGAGGCATTCACCGAAGAGGATGCCGACCATGTAGGCAAGATGCTTCGTAGCGAGCGGGTTCTGTACCAATATCGGTGCCTCGATGTAGCAAGCGCCAGGCTTATACACATCGAGGACGATCGAGAACCATTTCCTGGCATATGAAAGTCTCAAATTGATATCTCCCCGTGGGAGACCAACGGACACGAGAGCAAGTGGTTCACCACGATCAACTACAGTAACAGCTATGAGTTTCGTCGAGACATCGATACCGATGACCCTGTCGTACCTCTTCGCCACTGATTGAACCGCTTTCTTCATGCGTTCACCAAGAGGGCCAAAGCGAACTGCTCATTATGGACGTATTTGTAGTGGCATATCACTTTCCTATAGTACTTCATGCTGTCTCCCCTAACCGAAGATGCACCGATGGTTATCTTGCAAAGATCGCACCACCAATCATCGAAACGGAAGGAGTGCGACCCGAAGCGCATCCTCATGATGGTGCGGACGAAGACCCGCATCGCTAAGATCTTCTCCACCTCATCTTCAGCACTCATAACAACCCTATATCCTCAGCGCATCTGTAGCAGTACTCGCTTTTGTTGTAAACAGATAGGATGGTCCCGCACCCATCGGTTTTGCATGTCCGACCAGGTTTCGGGCGTTTCTTGTTCTCGTGATATCTCTGCAGGATCTTCCTGTTGGTTGCAACTCGACAACATTCCTGAGAACAGTATTTGCTGTTATGTGAACGTTTCTTGAACTTCTTTCCACACTCTGGTAATGCGCAAGTGATAATCTCATCACGTATGACTATCTTTCTGGTCGCTATCTGGCAACACCTCCCAGCAGTATTTCTCAAGATCGCACGCTGAGCAATGAGACGAATCCCGTTTGTACGGCCGAGAAGGCAAGACATCCCTCTGGATATAGTCATACGCTTTAGACCAAACCTTAGCCCTTTTTTCGAACTCAGAATCATCGCGCTCGATCTCGAATATCAGGAGTTCCTGACTCCCCTTCGATTCGTAGATGACGAACCCATTCTCGAGCTTTAGTGCTCGGAGATATACCTGAGCTTGTGCGTTATGCTCGGGCTTGGGCTTGTTGTAGTATTTCCTGAACTGGAAACCCTCTGGGGATATACTTTTCAACTCGATGAGTTTATATCCGTCCCAATCGATCACCCCGTCTGCAGTCCCAACTATCGGCACAGGGGTGTCCAGTTTTATCGGTATCTCCCTGTCAACCAATATCCCCATCTCTTTGAGGTAACCGCATATACGCTCATGCATGAGATGGCCATTATCGAAGATCCGGTACAACCTCGCATCAATCTTGGGAGTCACTTCGACCCCCTTGAACATCAGATACCACCATCTTGGGCATACCTGGTTGTAAGAAGGGTGGAACCCATTCAGTTTCTTGAAGACAGGAGCATTCCTCTCGAGCAGATACGAGTCGATCGACTTCTTCAAGCTATCAGCCGTACCCCCTGGCGGAGCTGTTCTGACTTTGTCTGACTTATGGGTTACGAATCTCTTATCGTGCCTTTTTAGGATTCTTTCTAGCGACATATCACATCTCTACTTTCACGTAGTTTAGGGTCGCGACTTCTTCTCCCGGTTCTGGTCCGGCGTATAGGTAATCTTCCCTGCCTGAGGAGTAAACTACATATCCGTGCTTTTCTGCATAATTATTCATCTCATGAATAGCTATGCTTTCTGACAGGAAGCACCTAACCCCTTCCGGAGATACCAGAACCCACAGGAATATCACTCTGCCTCCCCGGCCCAGTAGTTTTTGAAATCTGTGTATGACCTGTACTGATACTTCAGCGTTCCTATAAGCCCCTCTAATCCCTTGATGAGATCCTTTATCTTCCTAGCCTCCTCCTTGTTCTCTGCATCATGGGCCGCCAAGTAGAGGTGCCCTACTATCGCCGCCAGCTCATTCATCATGGGTACCAACTCTTCTTTTGGCACCATCGGCGAGTCGATAACCGCATCGAGACGCTCGACCGCCTTCTTCACGAGATACCTCGGATCTGCCATCCTTCCTCCCAATCATCGTAATCCATCACTACCAGTCTCATCCCATCTTTGAACTCGACCAATAAAACCGGGACGTATTCCCATCCATACGTGGATGCATCAGTACATACCTTGGCCCATACAGACTTATTCAGTGAGAAAGACCTCTCGACCTCTTTGAGGTCGAAGACGACCCTGCCTTTGATCATGTCGCCCTTCCTCAAGCCGCGCCCCGAGTTCTTGACCTTTTTGGCCCCAATCTTCTTCGCTACCGATGCCTCGCTCACTAAAACCACTTCACTTTCTTCAGCGATTCGCATTCGGGGCATATGAACACTGCGGTTTGAGGGTCATCCACAAGAACCCCACCCTCCATCTTGCCCCAATACTCACAACCGTCGCACTGGATAGTAGCTTGGAACTTATTGCGCACCTGTAGTTTCTGCTCCTCAGGCTCTTCTTGCTCAATCTTCTTCTTGAGGAACTTCAACATCGAACACCTTCTTTTTGATCTCTTCAGATACTGATTGGTTCTCCTGTATGAACTTCCTCAGATCGTTTTCGCCATGGAACTTCTCGTCACCGATCTTGAACCAACTACCAGCCCTTTCAACCACACCGCATTTCAAGGCCAAGTCGATGAGTTCGATAGAGTCATCGCGTCTACCATCTGCATACAGAGGGAACTGTCCAGACAAGAATGGGTTCGATACCTTCGACTTCGTTATCTCCCATTTGATCATCTGGCCTATCTTAACTTCTATGACCCTGCCCCCGACATTCTTCTTCTCGTATAGGAATGACGTTTTGTCTTTACCTGAGAATAGTTTCACGATGACGGATGGGAAGTGCTCTGCCGCAAGCCCTCCTCCATGATCAGCGAACACCATCGTTCCGGCGAATTTGTTCCTGGCCTGGGATATGAGGATTATCAGCGCATCCTGGTTCCAGGCGTTCCACTTCGAAAGGAGTTCACCAACAGCCCGTGCGTTCTGGCCTATAGAGTTGTTCTCTTCTTCGAAGAACTTCGGTGAATTTATGGTATTTATCGAATCCAGTGCTATGACATCGACCATGTTGTTCTGTAGTAGATCTTTCGTGGCGGACAGGATGTCGTCGAGATTGTTCTTCCTCATCACCAACAACGACTCTGTATCGACACCATTCTTCTCCGCCCAAGTGGCGTCATACCCTTTCTCTGCATCGATATAGAGGCATCGCCTCATCCCGGCCCTCTGGGCTTCAGCTATGCTGCGCAAACAGAGTGTGCTTTTCCCGCTAGACCTATTCCCCCAAAGCATTACGAATCGACCAGCCGGCCACCCGCCACCCAACGCATGGTCCAAGGATAGCGAACCCGTTGGCACTCTTGCTGGTATGCTGTATTCAGATCCGGTACCGATGACTTTCTGGCCGAACTTCCTGTTTATCTCGTTGACCTGGTTGATGAGTTCTTCCAAGCTAAGTTCGCCCATCCTGCCCCCTCTTCAGCTCTAGAATCCTGGAGGCCAGGATGAGGCCATCATCGGCAAGGGTGAGATCTCCGCTATCCGTTCTGGTTGTCTTGATGCATATCTTCGTATACGGCTGTAGCCAAGCGGCTACCTTCTTGTATTGGCTTGGAAATATCACTATATCTTCTACGTTTTCCCCATCGGTCACTATGGCCCTGGCCATGTACTCACCCTTCCTGGTTTTGAATGTCCTCACCGACAGGGGTGCGACCAGTGCCTTTGCGTCGGTGAGTTTTCCGATACCGTGATTATACAACTCTTTCTCGTCCTCTGAGAAGATATCTCCCTCACAGAGCCGTTCGAATGGAGTGAGGGGCAGCCCGGCCCGTTTCCTCTGTTGGTAGTCAGCAAGATAAGTGAAGCCGGCCAGCCTGTTTCCGCAAACCAAGCCGATGATGACCGCATCCTCATCGACGACACCGGAGTCGACATATACCGTCATCGACCCAGACTGATCTTCTATGGTTATCCTGGTGTTGTCCGAATACTTCTTCACTTCTTTGACGATCGCTTTCACAATCCCAGCCCCATCGATATCACCGATACCGACGGTTTCGAAGGGGATGTCTAGCTCATCTAGGTCTACGATGCCGAGCAGTTCATACGCCTTACGCTCATCACCAGGATGCCCTATCTCCGAGAACGCTCCAGCCTCTTGAAGACGAGCGACAACTGCAGATGTGCATTTCCTCCTGGCGACCTTTGCGATGAAGTCATCGACAGACTGATAAGGTCGATTAGCGATGATCTCTTCTGCAGCGACAGCGCCGACCCCTTTGATGTTCATCAGTCCATAACGTATGGAATCTCCTTCCAGGGAAAAGGACGTGTCCGACTTATTCACGTCTGGCGGCAACAGTTCTATTCCGAGACGCTTCACCTCCATGTAATAAGTGGTGAGTTTTTCCCTCTTCGTTTCATGTTTGAACAATGCATACATATATTCCACTGGGAAGTGCGCTTTCAACCACATGCAGCGATACGTTATCAACGAATATGCGGTAGCATGTGCTTTATTGAAGGCGTAGCCTGAGAACTTCTCAAAGTCAGACCATAGTTTCTTAGATGTAGTCTTTCCGAGTGTCTTCGAGGCAGATTCAAGCCACCTCTTTTCGTATTTCTTGAATTCTTCTGGGTCTTGTTTCTTGCCGATGATCTTCCTAACTTTATCTGCATCCGACCAGGAGAACCCGCCCACCTTAACGAGTGCTTCTATGAGTTGCTCCTGGAATATGAAGAGGTTGTACGTATCTTTCGTGATCTCTGTCAGTATCGGGTGTATCTCGGTAATCTCCTCGAGCCCCTTCTTCCTCCTTATGCACGAATCCCCCACCGTGAGGAGTGCCCCTGGCCTTACCAGTGAAGTCGCTAGAACGATATCAGCGAACGAGTCGACGCCCATCTCTTTCATGAGTTTCGTAAGAGGGGCGGCTTCAGCTTGGAATACTCCTACGGTATGACCTTCCGATAGCTCCCTGAACACCGTCTCGTCATCAAGAGGTATGTCCTGAAGGTTTACCTCTATGCCGTGCCGTTCCTTAATCTTGTCGAGGCATTCCCTTATACAGGTAAGGATCTCCAAGCTGAGGATATCCATCTTGATGAGACCGACCTTGGCGCAATCCTCCATATCGTATGCAGCGCAAGGGACTCGCTCACGTCCATGCTGGGCTCGAGACTCCAAAGGCAGGATATCGGTCAGCATTTTACCGGCCACCACGACTCCTGCTGCATGGACGCCGCTCTGCCTCCATCTACCCTCGAATCGTTTAACGAGATGGACAACCTCGCTGTATTTATCTCTGAACCACTTCGTATCGTGAGAATAGAGGAACGTATCGATATCCTCGAACTGCTTGCATACCCTGTTAACATCATCAATCGGAACGGCGAATGCCCTGGAGATATCCCTAACGAGGTTCCTCGACGAGAACTTCGTAAATACCGATATGTTCGTTACGTTCTTCCATCGACGCCGGAGATATTCTTTAACTTCATCACGTCTAGCATCTTCGAAGTCTAGGTCGATATCTGGAGGCTCGACCCTCCCCTGGTTGATAATCGCCGCTGGCCCGGTCGGTGCGTAGTCGGTTATCCCGATGAGATAAGCGACGGACGATCCTGAGTCGTTCGTGTATTTCTTCCCAGACCGCAGCAATCGCAACATCGCCTCTGCTCCGCCGAGAACCCGTATTGCGAGCAACTCATCCTCGACCCATTTCGGGTCAAGCACCGTTCTTTCTGACTTCTTAACCAGGTCAAGCAGTTCGAGAAAGCTTAATCTCTCTAAATTTCGGGTCATATTGGATTTCAAGATTCAGAAACCTCCAGAAGATCAGATTGAACTTTATAGGATCGACCTCGGTGATGCCTAGGACATATGCGAGAAGTGAGCCGCCGACAGAACCGCGTCCAGGCCCAACCATGATGCCGTTCGTCTTACTCGCATGCACCATATCCCAGATGATTAAGAAATAGTCTGCGAATCCGGATTTGATAACGATGTCCAGCTCATCTTCCAACCTTGACACGTATTCTTCACCAAGTCCCAACTTCTCGAATCGTTCCCACGCAACCTCTTTCAGGAACTCAGCAGAGTCGGTCATCTTCGAGAATCGCGGCAGATTGTTCCCGCCCAGGGCGAGTTCAACATCACAGAGATCGGCTATCGCAACGGTATTGTCGTAGATATCCGTCCTGTCGATGCCCATACCGACCATGAATTTTTCGATCTCTGTCCTAGACAACAGGTAGTTGTCATATTTATCGAACCGCAACCTGCGATTGGGCCACAAGAAGTTTATCCTCTCCATAAGGTCGTACCTGCGAGACTCCGTGAATAACCCCATCGCTCTTTCCCTATCACTATCCTTGAAAGAAGACACCTGAGAGAGGAGCAACCCAACCTCAGCAGCCACCTTGTCATCTTTGTCAGCGTAGTGTGCATCAGCCGTAACAACTACTTGCAGCCCATTAGAATCCGCTACTGCAAGTAATGCTTCGTTCAATTCGGGGGGGTTCCACGGCTGTACCTCCACGAATAGATGCTCGAATAAGGATAGTTTCTCGATCACATCCTGTGGGGTATATGGCGTATCTCCTGCAAGAGATCGACTCAAAATGCCATCCACGCATCCGGTTAGAGCCACCAAGTCTGATTCTTTGCCTGAAGAGAGTGATGACAAGAAATCCAAGTCAACACGAGGTTTCTTGTAGAATCCAATGTTCCATGCTGCCTCAGATATGCGAAAAAGTTTCTGGAGTCCCTCGTTGTTCTTCGCTAAAAAGCCGATATGGTAGATGGCATCTTCTTTGTTGCGCGAAGACATGTCATCGGCGAGATACGCCTCGACACCTATGATCGGCTTGACACCGTTTTTACGGCACTCCTCATAGAACTTTACAGTGCAAGCCAACGATCCATGATCCGTGATGGCGACTGCTGGCTGTTCTAGTGTATTGGCACGTGCGGCGACCTCTTCTGGCGTTGCGAAGCCATCGAGCAACGACCCCATGGTGTGAACGTGCAGATGGACGAAATCACTCATCTGATTCCTTCTCCCAATAGATGTTCTGGCAATCTATCCGGCCGCACAGCTTCACCATCGCAATCCCGGTGAATCGGCCGCATACGAGACAGGAGCACCACCTCTCGTCACTCGTCCATATCGGTGGCTTTATCTTCACTGCCTCTACGTATGGAACTGTTTTTATCATTCTTCCACTATTTGAGTGACGGGGATCACCCGCAGCTTCGGCACGCTGACCCCAGAAAGGATACGAACCTTAACTCCAGCTTCTGAAAGGAGGTCGAGCGCCTTCGTATATGGTGAATGCGCAGATGCGACAACTTCCTTTATACCTGACTGGATAAGTATCCTAGCACATGATTGGCAAGGAGATATAGTCACATACACTGAAGCACCATCTACGGAGACACCTAGTCTGGCCGCATTGATGATAGCCATAACTTCCGCATGTATCGCCCTACAGGCTTTCGAATTCTCGCCGACCTCTCTAGTGGCACATTCTTCCCCGCATAAAGCAGTTCCTTCGGGAGCGCCGTTAGCCCCCACAGATAGGACGACCCCCCTTGCCTTGTCCACCAAGACAGCACCAACTTTTTTGGCCGGGCATGTCCCCCTCTGCGAAACGTATTTCGCTAGACCCAGATAATAGAGATCTTCGTTGATATCACTCATATCGCACCTCGTTCAGGTCTATGTCCCACAAAGTGTCTATGAATGAACATAGTTTATTGATTATACGTTCTTCGAATTCCACGTTGTATGGCCTTCTGACGACATAACTCCTGAACCCGAAAGCAGAGCACTTATATGCCTCGTAGAAAAGGTCCTCCACGATGAAATCCGCTTCTACTTTCTGCATATATTCGTATTTCTTCATGGCTGGATAGAAGGCGACCTTCGTGGTCATCACCCCGTTCTTGGCCAACCACGCTCTCGTCGGAATCATGCTTGATTGCGGCCGCGAAGTGAGTATGTGGACATCATGTCCAGCATCTATCCACGCCTGTACCGCCTCGATATTTTCTGTGAATGGGGGCACCCTTGCCCAGAACCACTCATCAGATAACAACTTCCTGATCCAGTTATGACCGATGTTGTTCGATGCGAGGAAGTCCCGTAGGTCCTCCCACGAAATCTCCGGTGGGAGGTGAACCCCATGGGCCTTCAGGAGCTCACCCCCCACTGGAGTGGCTAAATCACCAAGTACCCCGTCGATATCGACGCAGATTACCAACCAGAGGAATCTCCTTGCTTCTGGCCCTGCACCATAGCGAGGCACTCGTCATAAGTGCGGTACTTGGTGAACTGCGACAGATCGATGATTGGCTTGGAGGCCACATCGAACTGGGATACCTCGCGGGGAAGGAGGGTGTACGTCGTCTTCAAGCCCTCTCCGTTCCGCTTAAGCTTATAGTTCCGGTCACAGAGGGTCTTGAAGTCCTCTGCATACTCGATGAGCGCTCCGCCGATACCTTTAGGGGAAAACCCGCTCGCAACAATCCTCGTGGCTTGGAGTTCTTCCACCCATGCATTGATGAATATCCTGGAACGCCGCTTCCACCTGTTCGAGACGACAACACGCTCGCAGCCTACGCACTTGCCTTCTTCCTCTGCAGTGCAAAGGAAACGGATGGATGGGTTGTCGGGATCGAGATGCTCAAACACCGTCACAGCGAGCCCACGTGATTCATCGTAATACTTTCCACTTTCATCTAGTTCCTGTAGGAACCTTATCGTTACAGACTGTCCGTCTTTGAGCTTCAGGAAGGAATCCTGTCTCTCTGAGCCTGTCTCAGCTAGCTTCTTCAGAGCCTTTAGCCCTGTCAATGTGCCCTTCGACATATCCAATATCACTCCTTTCGGGATTTGTCCCCATCTTACCATACCTACCCATCCTGAGTAGGAAGGCGGGAATTTTTTTCGAGATACAGTCGCGTATCTGTTCATCATCCATCTCGCCGGGGTCCTTTACGGGGTACAGGTAAGGGACCCAATATATGCGTTTACCTGCGCAGGAGTCCTCTACGAGCTTGCCTAGCCTACGTCCGGCCTCATCGTTATCGGTGAATATGACAATCGTGTCGAAGTGTTTAAGTAGCAACCGTTTCTGCCTTTCAGAAAGTCCGCCCATCATCGTGGCAACGACCGGGAACCCTGCCTGGTGAACCTTCATCGCATCGAACGGCCCTTCAACTACTACGACCTCTCGAGAATCGATGACTTTATCGATGTTAAACAAGGTCCTACTTTTCGGTAAATCATTGTCTTTATACTTCGGCCCGTTCCCGCTCACAATCCTCCGCGTGAGTCCGAGCAGTCGTCCTTGTTCATCACGCACCGGCATACAGATCGCTTCGCCGTCCCAGCCTGCCTCGAAGTCGCGGATGGTCTTCTCGGTGAACCCTCTCTCCACGAGGTACGTGAGGTTCGAGATATCTCGTCTGAGATTTTTCAGTAGAGATTCTTCATCTATCGAATCAGTGCTGAGGTCGTCAGGCTCGGATTCAATCCGTCGTGCCGACCTTACCTTTCCTCTGGCATGCCGGACAATCATCCTTCGTGCTTTGGCTTCAGAACCTCCAACGATACGCATGATTAGCGCTACCAATGTCCCGGACGATCCGCAATCTGGATTCCAGCACCTCCAGACCCCAAGACGTTTGTCGATGTTGAAAGCCGGGGTATCGGTATTGTTATGGAACGGGCAATAAGCGATGAAATGCGTAGAAGTTTCTCCTTTAACAGATATACCTAGCTCATCCAGCAATGAGAGCATCGAGTCCTCACCGATTTTAATGTTTAACTCACCCCTTCTACGCTGGGGTTTCGTCCTGAAAGCCGTTGTTTGGGCGGCAAGGAAAACCAGAAAGAGTTTCATGATGGCGGCCTTATTTGTCTTCCGTGAATAGAGAGTTAACACATACACAGCCCATAAGGCCGTTGGCCATAGAGATTCAAGAAGAGAAATTCTGTTTCTTTTTTCTAGATGGCCGAAAGCCCGGTTGCCGCGGAGTTTGAAGGGTACAGACGCCCAGGACTTTAGGATTTTCTTAATCTCTTTCTTAAATCCCCCCCGAAGGGGGGGATGATTTCGTAAGACCGTAGAGAATATAGACAATATAACCTCTTTTAACGTTATTCAGTCGGCATATTAAGCCGTTGGCTCTTAGAGCCAACGAGACTTCGGCCATCGGCTTTAGTCCCTTAGTCCCTTAGTCCCTTAGTCCCTTATAGGGACAGTAGCACACTTCGGGGCTTTTGTTGGGAAATTTCACGGAAAACCCACAAAGATTTAACCTTCTTTACCGGTTCTTGTTTGCCGCGACAAGTCCCGCAGATGTCGTCGTCGATGTACGGCGGCAGCGGCCTGCCGCATAGCCGGCAGAACACCCATCCTTTCATGCCGAGATTCTGAGACGTATCGGGCGACTTGGTGTAGAATCGGAGTCGCATGAAGAACGATTGGCAAAAGATCGAATGGTCGACTCGACCTCGCCGGTACGACGAGCGGGGATACGTCGAGCGGTGGTGCCCCGAACATCCTTTCGCGCAACGGGATGGATGGGTCCTCGAACATCGTCTCGTGATGGAGGACTACCTGGGGCGCTACCTCGATCCGGATGAAGTGGTTCATCACATAGATGAGATAAAAGATGACAACAGGATAGAGAACCTTTGGTTATGCACTAAGAATGAGCACTCTAAGATTCACAAGATCGGGGCAAGTCTCCCGATGAGCATGAAGGCGAAGATCAGGAAAACGCAGCGGCGCCGGAGCGGTCGATTCGTGCGAGACAGCTCGGGCAGATTCGTAGGCATTTCTGATGAGTAAAAAGACACGTGAACCATCCATAACCGAAAAGAGAGTCATGCATGCGATGTTCAATCCCATCGCTCTGATGAGCTGGTACGATAACACCGTTCACTTGTGTGTGGTAGAACAATACAGAACATTCGAAGAGCCGGAGTACGTGTCGGTCTGTGGACTGTTCAGATCGATGTCGTACTGGAATCCGAAAAGGGTATCATGGGTGAACAGCAACAGTAAGTGCAGATTATGTAAACGATATGTTGGAGGTTTGATCTGATTGAGCAACTATATCGCACCCCCGAAACCGAACAAGGTCTGTAAAACACACAAAGGCTCCGAAATCCCCTTCGTCAAGCTGACTCCAGACAAGCAGGGATGGGCTCATGTGTTCATGTTTTCCGATATCCATATAGGCGCAGAGTCGTTCAGAGAAGATTTATTCCTAGAACATCTCGCGCTGGCCGAAAAGTTGAACGCCTACATACTCCTTCTGGGTGACCTGATGGAAGTCGCGCTACCGAGCAGGATAGAGCAGAGCGTGTGGGAGCAGGTCATGAACCCTCACTCTCAGGTCGAAAAGGTCATCGAGTATTTCTGGCCGTTCAGGGACCGCATCGTCATGACCATATCCGGTAACCATGACCTGCGTGTCTGGAAGAAAACATCCATCGACATCATGGAGTTCGTAGCCCGAGAGTTCGGTTGCTTCTACAACCGCCATGGTGGGTATGTGAAGCTCGGTGTCGGGAATAATACTTACACGTTCGCGATCTTCCATGGGTACTCGGCGGCACAGAATCCGTACCATGAGCTAGAGAAGAGGCTAGTGGTGTATGACGATGCCGATGTCCTGGCGATGGGCAACAACCATTTCCTCGGAGAGAAGCTCGTCGTGAAGAAGCGGGTGATTGATGGAGAAGAGAAGCGCAAGCTCATCCATCTGGTGCGTACTGGGTCGTTCATCAGTGAGCCTGACTATAGCCGGGCCGCTCAGTATTCCCCTACACCTGATGGCGCTCCATATGTTAGTCTGTCCTCGGAAAGGCACCAGATACTGGTGGATACCCATGGGGAACTACGTTTCGTGAAGGATTGAAGATGCTCTTCATAAAAGCGCTACTGTTAGGGGCTGTACTGGCAGCACTTGTTGCTGCTTCTGCTGCAAGCACCATGGCGGGTTTCATGCTACTGCATATGGTGTTCCCGGCTGTACCGGCCATCGGTTTCTTCGACTCAGTGTTGGTCCTGTTCGCTATAGCACTGATAACCTCTCCACACATGTCACTATGGCACGCGGAAAGATAGCCAAGGTTAGCGATCTAGACCTCCTCCGTATAGGTGTTTACGCCCAGGTTGAGGGGGGGTTCCGGATACATCCCGGCGGACGTGGAGGAGCCGGGTACCGCTTCACTTTCACATTGAACCAGATAGCGGATATGAAAAATCTCCTCGATAGGATTCTGGTTCTGGGTCACGAGAAGTATATGAGGAATGGTGCATATGTCTCCTTCTATTCGAAAGAACTTTACCTCATGCTGAATGATATGGGATTCGTAGATTTCACTCGTAGGAACTGGAACGTGCCGAGATGTATATCGACATCACTGTCGATGAGGAAGGAGTATATGAGAAGCCTTATAGATTCACTCGGTGATGTGGATGTCGAAAGGGGGTATCCGTACATCAGGATAGGCTCGGTGAATATCGATGGCCTACATAAAGTTAGTCAGATTTACGGGGGTTCGTTCTTGCCGTACCACGATAACGCTTATCTGCAGTGGAAAGGGAAGGACGCACTAGAGGTTTGTGAATATCTAGAATGGAGGTTCAATTGTCACAGGAATATACGAGGAGCAGAAATCATAAGACACGCGAAGTGGGAGATATACTGAGTTATCACTTCGAACTGAATGAAATCGCTGAGACACTGAGGGGTCGGCACGATTTGCCGAGGGACCTCCGTCTGGTGCTCGTTCAGGGGTTCGAAATCATGTCAGATATGGCTCATGACCTAGCTAAGTTTATGGAGGGTAAAGATGGATAACCTGCAATTGTTGTTGCTGTCTGCTTCTGTAACACTCAACCTATTCCTAGTTGTCGCTCTGGTTTATGCGCGTAGAGCGATGAAGTCCCTACTGGAGAGAGGACGTATCCTCGGCGAGGTAACGGGATACGTGAACATACTGAAGATGCTGAAGGAGATAGTGGAAAACTATACGGCACAAGAAGGACAGGACAACACAGATGAAGCGAGCTCTGACGTTTGACGATGTAAGTTGTGTTCCGGCTCGCTCCAATCTTCTTGGTTGGCGTGATGTAGATGTCTCTGTAGATATCGGTCGCGCTTCAGACTGGGAGCTGGTTCTGGATATCCCCATCCTCTCTTCTCCCATGGACACCGTAACCGGCTATAGCATGGCTAGGTTCATTGCGTCGAATGGGGGGATCGGGGTAGTACATCGGTACTGTGCCATCGACACCCAGGTAGAGATTGTGAAGACATTGGCCGATGAGGGGTTCTATGTTGGTGCGGCTGTCGGCGTGAACGGCGACTCGTGGGAACGTGCATTGAGTCTCATCGAGGCTGGGGCTAGCCTCATCACCATCGATGTCGCTCACGGGCATACCGAAGCCGCTCTGGACAGGACGGACAAGCTGGTCGGTCTTGGCCATGATGTCATCGTGATGTCCGGCAATATATGCACTTACGAGGCGGCATGTGACTATATAGAGGCTGGCGCTCATGTGCTGCGGGTCGGCATCGGAGGAGGGAGTGCCTGTACGACCAGGAAAGTAGCTGGTGTAGGTGTTCCCCAGATAACGGCGATCATGGATGCAGCCAGGGCGAGGGATCATCTAGATAGTCAGGTTGTGATAGTTGCTGATGGCGGTATCCGCACGAGTGGCGATGCCGTGAAGGCGATAGCGGCCGGAGCTGATGCGGTGATGCTGGGAGGCGTACTGGCTCCGTACCCAGTTTCGGCGGGGCCGGTCATGCTAGTGAATACCGGAGAGAAGTCGAATCTCAACAGTGTGGTGCGCTCCATGGTCGCTCCGGTTAAAGGTACCGATACAGGTGAGTTGTTGCAGAAGGGGGTTACCGAGATAGATTTCGGCGAACGTATCGTGAAGAAGAAGGTATTCAGGGGGATGGCCTCCGATTCGGCTCTGAAGGATAAGGGGGAAGTCGATTATGCCGTAGAGGGGGAGGAGTTCCTGCTCGATATCGACTATGATTTCGAGAAGACGTTCGCCGATTTCGTGAAAGGCATACGTCTTGGACTGGCCTACATGGGTTGCGGCTCTATCGATGATGTCCATGAGATGGATCGGCTCATCGAGGTGACTTATAATGGGGCGGTAGAGGCTCTACCCCACATGGTGTTCAGGGGTGATAAAGCATAGTGTCTCTAAGGTGCAATCGGTGCAAGGGGTTCGTCGTCAAGGTTGAATCTGACAGCAGGGATGATGTCGAGCTGTTGTGTATCAATTGCGGCAGAACTGTTTTCATGAAGGTAGACAAATACGAAGAACTATTGGTAAGGAGGGAAAACTGATGCCGAAGAAATCTGCAAAGGACATCGATCTCACTGATCCCGGAGACAAGATCACTGTCCATCTCGAATTCAAGAAAGGGCTACCGAACTATTCATCGATCAGTTTCGGCTCTTCCGTGTCCATCACCAGGCGTCCCGATGAGTCGGATGAACAGGCGTGGGACAGGGCTTGGCGTGTCGTCGAGCGGGAGGTCGATAACGCCGTGGAGCGGGCCGAAAGCATAATGAACGAGTGATGTCTACGGGATCCAAATCGAGCAAGAAGAGAACCAATGCCTCGAAGAGGATCGTTGAGATGTTCATCGACCAGTACGAGTACGCTCACGGCAGCAAGTATCTCGTCAACTGGCCGATGGTGAGAGCAGCGGAAAGGGTCGGTGAACACTATACCGTTAGCGAGGTCGGTAGGGCGCTGGAGTACTACTTCAGGACCAGGACTAAGCATGATCTATGGTCCTTCATAGAGAAGATAGATGAGTGCTTGCGAGCATCAGAAAATGAAGATGCCGCGAAGAAAAGGGTTGAGGAACTATTGGAAAAGACTAGGCGCAAGATGGGGGAATTCAAGATAGATGAATCTTGAAGCTGCACTTATCACGAAGGTCCTAGAAGAGCGCGATGTCACGAAGGCCATAAACGGGAAGGTGGCCAACTCGATACAGTTCCATAAGGACATATGGAACTTCATCGAGAACTATTACATGAAGTATCGCACTTCGCCCACCCTCGATATAATCAAAGATAAGTTCCCTGACTTCGACCCTGAGCATACTGAGGCTACGCTCGAATACCTGATCGATGAGGTGAACAACGAGTACCTCAGATTCAGGATCGAAGACTTACTCGTCAACTCTTCGAGGATGCTCGAAGAAAACCCAAGAGAAGCTCTAGAATACATCTTCGCCAAGTCTTCAGTCCTTGGATATCAGACCGATGTCGTCCGCGACCGAGATCTTGCGAACGAATATTGGTTGAGGGTGAACTCCCTCCGGGAAAGGGCCGAGTTGTCCGACAACGGGAAGCAAATCCTCGGCATCCCATCCGGCATCCCGCAGCTCGACCTCCTCTTCGGCGGATGGCAGAAGGGTGACTTCATCGTCATCATGGGATGGACCGGTAGTGGGAAGACATGGTTCGCTACGTACCTGGCTACCCATGCATGGAAGATGGGGTACAAGCCGATGTATGTGTCATTGGAGATGGACGATATACAGATCGGGTATCGGGTTGACACGCTACTGGGCGGCGGTTCGCTATCGAACACCGGACTCATAAACGCCAGGAACATCAACATAGACTCGTACGAAGATTGGGCTGCCAAGACCTATCCTGGTAAACAGCCGTTCTGGATAGTTACGAATGAAGGTCTTGATGAGATAACACAAACAACAATTCAAATGAAGATTGAACAATATAGGCCGGATATGGTTGTTTGCCATAAGAAAGGCACGATGATCTTCGATGAAGGCAAGTGGATGCGTGTTGAGGAACATCCAACAGCAATAGAGCGAGTATCTGAAGGCGTTGAGGTGCGACTCAGGGGTATACCGTTCAGCGAGATAGTCACCCATGAGCATCGTTATTGGGCTAGATTCGTAGATTTCAAAGAAAGGATTAGGATCGTGAATAGGATACTTGATTGGAAATCGCGTGGTAAAGACTATCTGAAAGAGAATCCAGACATCGCTGACTCATACCTGAACATACGAGGCGTAGACGGTTGGGTAGAGGCCAAGGATCTGACTTCTTCGCATTACATAGGGTTCCCGATAGATTACGAGGTGATTGAACCGCAACCAATAGAAAATAAGATAAGAAGCAAAGTCATCAAATACGTTCCAGATGAATTCTATGATAAAGATTGGTGGTGGTTCTTCGGGTATTGGTGGGGAGACGGCAATCTCAACCAAAACAGAGTTGAAGTCTCTATAGCGGATAACGACACAGAAACATTCGAAAGGATCACGTCGTTACTCAGCAACAAGAAGTACCTTGTGCGCCAGTTGAATGGGTGCAAAAAGGTAAGTTTCTGCAACGTCGCATTGGCTAGGTGGTTGAGGACCTGGAGGGTAGGGAACTCTATGAAGTGTCCTCCCGATTGGGTGGAGAGGATCGACTTCACATATCAGAGGGCACTTGTAGACGGGTACTTCGCCGCCGACGGTTCAAGAGACACAGACAGGAGGAGGAGCATCGTTAGCGTCCATCTTCCTGGATTACTGGCACTGAGAAGGATATTGGCTAGGCTGGGGGTTTCCTCTTCCATATACAAGTCGGCGGCTCCAGGTATAAGAGAGTTCCCGAACGGGATAGTTTCAGAAACGAAGCAGACGTATGCACTTGTCTCTTATGATGATGCCGGAAACGGGATGAGGTCTGCCTTCATAGACTCGGGTTTCCTATGGACGAGGGTGAAAAGCGTGACGCCCATCGGACAGGATGTATTCGTCCCGATCCAGACGAACAGTCATACCTATCTGACCGATTTCGGTATGAGCCATAATTGCGATTACCACGCTCTCATTAGTGATTCAAGAAGAGGAAGTTCTGAAACAGAAAGACACCGTAACCTGTCTAAGGATTTCAAAAGGATGGCAGTAAGATACGGTATCCCGATCATAGATATAGTTGCTGTTACCATGGAGGAAGGTCATGACAGTAGAGCACCGGAACTCAATGAGGTGGCCTGGAGCAAACAGCTTGCCTACGACAGTGACTTGGTTCTATCATTGTTCAGATCTGGGCAACTTGTCACGGTTGAAGCTAAGAAGTCCAGGAGGTCAGAGCTGTTTGCATTCAAGGCGACTTGGGATTGGGACGCTGGGGTCTTTACTGTCCACGATTGGTAGATTATCGGAGTACATATACATGTCTATCGTAACGAGGAACATAAAGAGATTCTCAATAGATGGCGTTGCAGTAGACGGCGAGGCGATCCTACGTATCCGTAAAGAGCTGGAAGATAGGTTGATCGAGGATATGCGTGAGAGGGGGTATGTGCCGGTAATCGACATCCTGCCGCAGTTGTACTGGGAGTACAACAAAGACCAAGAGAACTTCTCGTATACTATATCCGTCTATGGCGTCTATCTCGGGAAGAAGAAGTCGAAACAGATATTGGGAGTATTGGACAACAAGTATCTAAAGGTCGAGTAGCCATGAATGTTATAGACCTTTTCTGTGGTCTCAAGGGGTGGAGTGAGCCGTTTCTAGAGCGCGGGCATGAAGTTATCACCCTCGATATAGATCCGAAGTTCCACCCTGATATCGTTGCTGACATCTTGGAAGTAGAACCAGAGGATTTCCCATGGAGGCCAGATGCGATCCTCGCTAGCCCTCCGTGCGAGGCGTTTTCGGTTCTTCGGATTGGGCGGAACTGGACCGGACCGGATGACCCGAACCCCCATTCCCCGAAGACGCCGGAAGCTGCACATGCAGTTAAGCTGGTCGAGAAGACAATAAATCTTATCGAACAGATGTCTCCTAGATTCTTCGTTATAGAGAACCCCAGGGCTAAGCTCAGGAAACTTCCTATGATGGCCAGGTTCGATAGGGTTACTGTAACTTACTGCCAGTACGGGCTGAAGTACATGAAGCCGACCGACCTTTGGGGAGGGTTCCCTAAAAGTTGGGCCCCCAGACCTATCTGTAGTAATGGAGACCCTTGCCATGTAAGGGCTCCTAGGGGGTCATTGACAGGCGTCCAAAGTAGAACCCCATCTGAGATAAAAGCAAAGATACCGAGAGAGCTTGCTCTAGAGATTTGTTTAGCGATGGAGCGGGATTTGTCCGTCGGGTAGAATCCTCTCGGCGAGGGCGGGAGGCTTCTTTACAAAAGAATATAGACCCTTGGGGAAGGTAAGCGAATGCGCCACATACTCCCGTCCTCGCCACTTATGGGCGCATGCTAGCTGGTAGCTGGCGGATGTCTTATAAACATCTGGAGCAGGGTTCGATTCCCTGGCGCCCAACCAGCATGGAGGGGGCGGTAGCTCAGTTGGCAGAGCAGCGGACTTTTAATCCGACGGTCGTGGGTTCGATCCCCACTCGCCCCACCCCTCCCGAGAGGAGATGTCATGCGCATCTGCGAAGCAGAGGCTGTCTATATCAAGTTCAGGGATGAGCGGTACATGGTCATTAAGCGCAAGATTAAGACATTCAAGGCGTGGTTATCTGATCGTAAAGCGCATCTATCAACAAGAAATGATCTGGCCATAGATACCCTGTGCGGTGTGCGCTATATGATGGTCTACATCATCCCGACTTCAATCAAAAGTATCGATCTAGCAAATAGTGAGGCAGATCTCCTCATAAAGGTCAGCACTTTTACTGGACTGACGAGGCTCTACGACGATTCGGGGTACAGAGATTGTCTCGTGAGTTTCCGCCATCTGAGAGTTGGCGATGATATATGCGACGTATGTCTAGAGCGGATAGGGATAACCACGAAGAATCACCGTGGTTGCGCCGCTAAACCTCTGCCTCTATTGCGGTTTAGAGGCTGAAGATTTAAAATTATCGCTCAAACGATAGCGATTTGAATATCGTATCTCTCATGAACGACCGCTCCACACGGGTATTGCCTTGTAGTCGAATATCGTTTAGCCTCATGTGGAGGTGTGGAGTCACCCAAGATAAATAAATCTTGCAACTAGGAGTTGATGTAGGAAGAGATGGCAGCAACAGTTAAAATAATGAGGTGGACCGGTTCGAGCGCTTCTCCAACGAAGACCGACATCACCGGGACAACCAACAGGGCGGCAACGGCTGATGACCCGAACCCTGGAACCAACAACCCTATCCCGGTGCCTTCTTCCGGTACGAACTACTCGTTCTGGGTGGCCACGAGGCTGTCTGCAACATCCGCTCCATCAACGGCGATCAACAACATCAAGTGGTACACGGACGGCACGAACTCGATGGGGACAGGTATTTCGCTCAACGTTGCGACGTGTAGCGCGTATGTGCAGGCTAGCGGCACTGTCGGTACGAGCGGCAACCAGCTCACTTCTGCGAACTACACATCGGCGTTGAGCCCGACTACTGCCACAAACGCGTTCCAGTACACGTCCGCTTCGCCGCTATCGGTGAACGGCTCAATCGGATCGACGACCGGTGACTTCGGGGACTTCGTCATCTACCAGGTCGCCGTTGTCTCGACCGCCGGACCCGGAGTCACGACAGCAGAACAGCTCACTTGGCAGTACGACGAAACGTAAACGTCCTAGTTCGTCAAGGCACAAAGCACAAGCGGAGTCCCAGCGCGTAAGACGCGAGGGGCTTCGCTGTCGCTTGGAGGAATATAAAGGGCCATCACTCTTGCTCGATTTGTTGAACGTGAAAATATAGTTGCTACAATGTGAATATGAGTGACTCTCTTATCCAGACCCGTTACCGCCTACGGAATGTGCCGGACGGGAAGTGGACGAAACCCGCCAAGAAGGAGCGGGTCCTCGACATCCTCCAGAATAGAGCCTCGAAGCATGAACCAGAATTCCGACTGAAGCGAGGCGAAGGTAGGTGGAGTACTCCGAAACCGCTCAGCGATATCATTGGGAGGTTAAGAGAAGTTCTCCCCAAGGTCGATGTTGGGACTATGTATCGCATCAAGTCTTCTGACGGTGCGGTCTGGGAGATTAGGAAAGTCGAGATAAACCTCGTCGTCGTTGCTGACACGATAGGAACCCCGGCGATAGATAAGATTTACGGGACGGTCGTTAATCAGTTCCATGGCGTAGAGAGCTGGGGCATCTACAACTGCCGCCATATAGCCGGCTCATCGAATTGGAGCCAGCACGCATTCAAGAATGCTTGGGATATCCATCATGACACACTGATGGGGGATATTGCTGACTTCTTGGTTAAGAACTACGATGTCCTCGATGTCGCAGAGGTCATCTACAACAGGAGGATATGGACAAGGAGCGAAGGGTGGCACGCTTACGGCGGCATCGACCCGCATACCGACCATATCCATGTTTCTGGATTCCCACTTGCCACGGGGGTTCCACCATGTGCGAGGTGATGTGGTGATACAGTGGGGTGATATCACGGTAGGTGTCGCTGCCATCATCGGACTTATACACGTCGCGAGAACTCTGCGCAGGACGATGAATGACACACTAGGATTCCTAGGGAATCATATGAGCGCCCATACCGAAGCCCTGACAGAGGTCAGGGTTGCACTAGAGAAGGTCGTTGACCGTCTGGAGCGGGTAGAGAATACTGTTAGGCAACATCCAAACAAGAAAAGTAGAACTGCTGTGCCATGAATTGGGTAGTTTCGGTACGGGGAGAATGTGGTCACTGGTCATTGGCAGAGATCAATGACGGTCTAGTTGTGCCCCCAGAGTTCTGCCGTTGTGAACGGCAGAAACAGCAGAAGCCATCGAGGTTGCGAATCTGGTGGGAAGCCCGGAAGATGCGGGCTTGGCTGCGTAAGGTCCGTGGGGTGAACGGGTTCTCAGAATGAAGAGGTGGAGTGAACGCCCCTCACAGTGGGCGAGATGGTGGATATTCATGTGGGGGATTATCGCTGCATCCCTTCTAGTCTCAGCGTTCTTCGTTCCATTCCGGGCATGGGCGGTAGCAGCCGCAATCGGGTTCGGCATACCAGAAGGGGTGGCGCTCCTCCATAAGGGGGACAGATTGCCCCCGCTTACCTATGTTTCCGCGTTCTTCCTGCCAAGATGGCTTATAGTAACGCTGATAGGTTTCTTCACGGGTTCCATAGGAGCGACATGGCTAGGATTCCATAGGCCATTTTCATTGGGCTGTCTTCTAGCGCTTTTCGCATGGGCTATCTCACATTTCGATGTAACATACGATGAGATACCCAAGTAGTCTGGGGAATCTGGTATCATGAATATATGAGTAATGAAATGGACAATCTGGAGTGGATTGCGGTTTATGCTGACGGGTCCATCTTGCGCCAGCACGAGCCAGACGGTACGGAGAACCGCTACGAGGATATTGACAGGAAGAGAGTGTCGGAGTTCCACCTTCGCCTGAAGGGGAAAGACTTCACCGTTATCGCATATGCCCTCGATCCGGGGCAGCGCCTGATTTACCGTAAGCGGCATTCGATGTCCGGCATCACCGGGGAGAAGAACTGGACGATCCATATGGTGGGCTGGCAACAGACGGTGAACGGGAAGAACGTGCAGTGTATATCGTGGGTATTCCCTGACGGTAGTATCATAAATACCGGGAGGTTTAGGGAGAACCATCCTGTCCTATATGGAGTGGAGCTGCTTCCGTTCGAGGAGCAAGAGGTTGTCGTCGACACAGACGAAGTTCGGGAATGATAGACCGCGTATCTATCTGACAGAGGAAGAAGTCGTATTCTATACTTTAGCTGGATATATCTACTACGTGTCTAGTCTAGACAATATCCACCTCTTTAATAAGGATTGTAGAGCAACGGTATGCGGGGTAAAGGTGCTGTCGATATTTACGGCACTGCTTGATATGTCACAATTATTCAATAACCCGTTAAGGACCGATATGCCGATAACATGTGATATTTGTGTGGACTTCGTGCTTAAGAAAAACGAAATAGCTAGGGAGTGAGATTAGTGGATGATGAAGCCATCGGGATTTTGTTGGTGATGGGTGTCCCCCTGCTGCTCTTCATGGGCGGTATGTCCCTGTGGGTTCTGTTCGACAACTACGGGGGTCCCGCCTTCGAGTTGTGTCACCGCTCGTCGGAATGCATAAGGCTGTGTCACGCGGAATACCGGAGGCACGCGCACGAGCGTTGTCACAAGGGGAGGTGTTGGCCGAAGTGAGCGATAAGTTGGGAGGTGAGTAGCGATGGGTACCATCACGCATCTCGTCGGCGATAGGCTTATCGAGCACGGCATGGACAAGTTCAGTACCTGCCGTCTGTGTGCGAAGCGCATCCGTGAATTGAAGATCTTGGAGAGTGGAAGCAAGGAGAAGTCTTATAACAAATACCTGATCGATGCCGCGCTTCGGGCTAAGAGGAAGCAGTAGGGAGTATGTGATGGTAGAGCGTACGAAGCGACAGATGGTTGATGAGATACGTGAGTGTCGTAGGATGGAGCGCCGATACATGAGGGAACAGCGATTAGCTTCACGGGCCTGTTTCTGGTCATGGCCTTGGGGGCATCTGTGGGAAACCGTTGGACGTTTCGAGGTGCGTTGCAGATATTGCGGCAAAGAAACCCTTATCATCCCTTGAGGGTCTGGGATGGCCATTAAGAATGGCATCACGTTGAAAGAGCATGAGATTAACTACTTAACTTTGAAGGGGTTTATGTGGGTTTTCAATGTCGTGGACGGATTTTCCCATCTGTGTTTTGGAACACAGAATATCGATAGCACAACCTGGATGGTGTCTGTCCCGCAAACTTTATGTGGGTTTACGTTGACCTATATGTGGGGTAGAGATATTGACCCCGCAATTCTACATCCACTTGATCAGGAAAGTCAGATAACGTGCGATTTATGTATAGAGATCCTGTCTGGGTTAGAGACAGAAGACGACTAGTTATATCGACAACCCCCACTTATTGGCCAGATGATACTCTAGGTCTTCTATCTCGTTCTTAGTAAGTCTGCGCTTGTAGACCAGTATTTCTCCTATCGTGAACGCGCCGAAGGCAGTTGAGTCACGCCGAGCAATTTGCCAAGATGTCCCTGAATTTATTTCTGTCAAGCCGGTTTTCGTCCCTTGGTCTATCCCATTTATCCTTAGATTGATTTCACCGTCATTGACAGAGTGATTGCCGATATACAGGATAGGGGTGTTGGCTTGCACATTTGGGCCGATTACCGATACAAATAGGGATGACGATTTCGCCACCTCGTATTTCCAGCGTAGTGGAGATGTAGCATGTATAGCCCGTATCGATTGGGTCCTTTCTATGAAAGTACGGGTGCTATCCGCGACATCCATCCTGTCTAGTACTACGGCTGCAATCGTGCACTCTTCCAGGACCTTGACCGAATCAACGGATGGCATGTTGAAATATTGGTTCGCATCGAACTTCAGGGCCGGACGACCGTTGATGCCAGACGAGAGGTAGGTGGGTTGAGCCGTTGTTGTCGGTTGCGTAGCCGCTCCGCTATGCCCAGAAAGATCTGGCCAAGACGGCACCGATTGTCCGTTCGAGTATCCGGAAAGTGACTGGGCGTCGTACCAAACCTGCAGTCCGGTATCTGGCGGCCCAGGGGTATGATTGATATCAGAATCGAGGATTATCGAATCTTCTCCCCTGACACCTACGGCGAAGATAGACAGATTGAACTCCCTGTCTCGCTCTATCGTCCTCTTCTCTGGTACGAACACAGTATAGGTGATCCTGCTTGGTGTCACGTTATTGATGGTTACCGTTTGCGGAATCGTCGGGTTCCCTACTGGGGTTATGGTGACTACAGGCAAGTATCGTTTGTGCCAGTACTCTGGCGGGAACTCGTGCTCTTTCGTGAAATATGCGTGTTCATCTGAGTCGTATCCAAGATCGGCACCTGGTGTTATCGATAATTGATTGGAATAGGTGGCGATCTTATTGATGATCCATTTGTTAGATCTGCGCTCGTAGTTTGAAGGGTCGATATTGCTGAGTTTGCACTCAAGCTTACCGTACATCAAGGCAAGATCATTGAAGTACATATCGGTGAGGCTCTCGAGCGTTACGGGTTTGCCAGGGTACCAAGTCACATCTTCCTTGAATCTCATGGCAGCAGACCTACCCCCATGGCAATCCAATTGACGAAGTACTCCATGTCTCTTTCGAAGCTGGCTGAAGCTGCTAGTTCACGTATAGTTATCACGAATCTAGAAGAAGATACTGTTTTGATGGTCCAGGTTATCTTCCTTATGCCGTTTTTGGTGCCGACCGTGCATATCACTATGGGTTTGAACTCTGGGTCGAAGGTATCTTTCGGGAACTTGAACTCCCGTTCGAAGACAGGTGTAACCTTCCTCTTACCATCCTTGGAATCTTCTGGGAATGAGGCTCCTGGAGTGAACTCGTTGTACCCGGCGCACATCACGAGCCCCTCATTCAGGTATCGAGGAACGGCCCTAGGGTTCCCATCGCGATCTATATTCCGGACGGAACCGGATACCTTACGACGCCACAGGAACTCGTCGTTGTTCACCATGTCGTTAAGTTTGGAACTTTTGATTACTTCTAGTTCCTGCCACTGCACTGGTTTGAAAGGCATATCTATATATTACCTCACAGTCATTATGACAATCTAGGGGCACATGGTTCTTGTCGAGGGTGAACTCAGAACCAAGTTCAGACCAGGATGATGCCCCAGCCGGAGAGATCGGAAGTCTGCGGCCTCCAAAGGGTCGCGTGGTAGTTGTAGTTGGCATCCGCCACCTGGCCGACGATCCAGCCGTCAGCGTTGATCTCGCCGGCGTAGGAGTTCGGTGCGTCGACAGGCTCGGGCAGGAAGGTGAGCAGTCCCCCTTCCCAGACGCAGGCGTGCCCACCGCTCTCCCCGACGGCCACGCCGGCGTCGTTCACGCCGTAGCAGATGCTGTTGTATCCCGGAAGGACGGTGAGCGCGTATCCGGGGGGCGTCCACAGCGCTCCGTAGAACACACCTCCGATCCGCACGCTCCCGCAGATGATCCCGCTCGGCGAGATGTTATTGGCGTTGCCGACATCCGCCGACCCGATTGGCAGGGCGTAGGGAGTGGCGGGATCGGAGGCTTCCCAGTACGTGGGCGTATTGTTCGGGAACGAAATCCCCACGATCCTGCCGGAGTCGTTAATCGCGTAGGCGGCGGAGCTCGTCGTCCCAGGCAAAGGGCTCAAGAGCTGATGGGTGGACCCGTAGGTGGGCCAGAGCCAGCCGTACTGCGAGCTGGAGAGCGTGTTAAAGGCCACCACCTGCCCGCTCCCGTTAATCCCGAGAGGGTTGACCCAGCTCCCATACCCGCCGTCATCGAGGATTATGGGGCTGGCCGCCAGGGAGGTCCACACGCAGGGGTGGCCGAAGTTGTCCTGACCGCAGATGTGCCCGTTAGAGCTTACGTCCGTCGCGGCGCTATTCTGCCCCGATGTGAGCGCGTTCACGACGGAGATTGGATCCCACGCGACCGCATTCGCTGTGTTCCCCAGGTACGAAATCCCCACGATCCTACCGGAGTCGTTAATCGCGTAGGCATCGGAGTAGTCGGTGTAGGAGCCTAGGGACGGGAGTATCTGCCAGCTGTAGGTCGTCATCCCACCCTCTCCTGGACGACCTGTAGCTCCCCGCCGCTAATCCCGCTGAATGACTCGGCCGACCACCATGTGATCAAGCGTAGTGTGTAGTTGTATGCCTGGTCGTGGCCGAAATAAGTCCGGGTGTCGCTGGGGGTCATGACGTGACAGGACTTGCTGCCGTCGTAGATGAAGCCACGGATGGCGTCCTGCGCCGTGAGAACGTACAGGGATACCCGCAGGAACGAGTTCACCGTCGTATTGCTTTCGCTCAAGCCCAACGTGAGGGGCCACGGTCCGAAACTCGCAGACTGGGCCCGGAGGCAATACTTCGTCCTCACCATCCATCACCTCGTAGTACACACGAGCCGCACTGTACCGTTTCCGCCAGGCTGGTTCGTGCCCACCTGAACAACCGAGACCTTTATCGACTGACCTTCGGAGATATTCGGGTTGGCTATCGCGGTAGTCGTTCCTTTACCGTCACCGCCATCCTGGATGTGCAACATGTTCGCTTGCGAACTGAAGATAGACACACCTCCGACCAGGATGTCGATGATGAGATCCGCCCCCGTCGGCACATCATCGAAGTCGCCGGTGACCCTCTTGATAGTCATGTCCTCCTCCGCCCGGGTTCGTGGCTTGTAGACCTTGACCTGGGCATCTCCTGCTATCGTGAAGGTGAGGATGGTCTTGCCGGTCCCGACGGTGGCACCATCTGGTGTTGCGCTTGGTGAGCTGTTTCCGATAATGGTAGCCGGAACCCAGCTCGATTTGTTCCCTGAACCATCTACCGATCTAACTCTTGCGTAGAAAGTCTCGCCTAGATCGGACTCTCTGATCTTCCATGACCTAGATGTCCCGATATGGTATCTATCGAATTTATAGATACTGGAAAATCCACTTGAAGTAGATAGCTGTATCTGGAAATAAGCTATATCCGGGTGTATCTGTTCGCTATCGTTATCGTCTGATGGCGCGTCCCAGTCGATGACAATCCTGTTCGTCGCCTTGTCATGGATAGTGACGTTCAACGGTGTAGGGGGTGCCACTGAGTCGGATGCGCTTCCTGGAGAAGAGAAGGCAGACCATTTACTCCTGTGTCGATCAGAGATGGCCCTAACCCTGGCTACGTACCAACCTTTCTGTCTGACATTGGTGAATATCGCCTTCACGGTCGTGTTGGCATCCTCATCTTTTGCCTCGACCTTCGCCTTTTGCACAGGCTCAGTGTCGAGTAGAGACCAATTTACGGGATCCCATCTCCACAGTTGGAATACGTAGTAATCGACATCATCACCGCAGTGGTTTTTAACCTCGTCGCATGTCACGATGCAGCGGATAGGGTTATGCCTGTTCTTCTCCTTGCGGTCAAAAGAGAGGGAGACCCCGGTCGGGGCGGGGACATCTGTCCTCTTCATAGTCGTGTAATCGAGGGGTGGTTCGAGCCATGGACTGACCTTGCCTTTATACTTCACTCGAGCCCTGATGAAATACCTGGTATCGAAATCGAGTCTCTTGAACGTCTTGTACTCTATAGACATCAGAGATCAGCCTCGATTATTTCGAATTCATATTCAAAATCATCTACCGCGTCATAGCTGACAGTGATGTTTACCCAGTCTTTCTTATGTTTGCACTTCATAGTCTCTGAAACAACGGTGAGCGTTGGGGGCACAAGATCATAGTCTATACCAGACCCCTCGTCATCTTCTTCTTGAGGAGGTATGGATGTCTGGCCGTCTTCGCATGCAGCATCTTCTATCAGTTGGACTTTAGGGCGAAGTATGCTGTGTAGTCGCTCAGTTATCTCGTCCGACCTCTGTTTGTCCGACTTCCTCCTAGTCATGTCTTTATGATATCATGGAGTCCATTGAGTGGTTGGTCTGGGTCGTCTTCTTGATGCCCGAGTTCATTGAGTGGTTGGTCTTAATCGTCTTCTTGATGTCCGAGTTCATTGAGTGGTTGGTCTGGGTCGTCTTCTTGATGTCCGAGTTCGTTGAGTTGTTAATGTTGATCGTCTTCTTGGTGCTCGAGTCCATTAAGTGGTTAATCTTGCTTGTCTTTTGGATTGCAGAAGAAACATCGCCGGTGATATTGATCGTCTTCTTGGTGCTCGAGAAAACATTGCAGGTAATCTTATTTGCGGCTGTGATCTGGGTTATCAGGTTATGTATAACCTTGTTGTATGAAGGTATGAATGCATCTATCGAGTGGGAAACAGTAGGTTTGGACACATATGCGTCGATATAGTGTGATGTCCTTGCGCGTAACAGTATCGATGAATCTATAGATACCTTTACGGATCTCTTGTTTATGTAGGCATCGATAGCGGCCGATCTTGTCTTCCTCGCCTTTAAGAGAGCATCGACTGAGTGCGGCTTCGTGATAATGTCATACGTCGTCATGTCATGTACCGTCACCGACCTCAGTCTTAGGCTCTGCGAGATTGCTGGCACTCCGCCGGATATGGTGATCCCCACCACATGGAAAGCCTTGGACTGAACTCCGAGTCGTGGATAGTTGATCTTGACGATATCACCGATCTGCAGGTGCGGTATGGCGAACACTTCGGCATCGATGAATACTACGGGCTTCTTGAACACGTCAACCATGAAATCGGCTAGTGTTTTAGCGTGTATCTCTGATTGCACCCATGGTAACGATATCACGAACTCTTGTTCTCCCCATCTGCGTATCGATGTATCGTCTCGAACGTTTATCGTTTGCGGTTCTTGGTCGTCTATCGCCCTGCCGTAGATGATGAGGAACTCTGGAAGTCCATCTAGCGCGGTTTCGACGTGCGCACCTTCAACGATGGTAAGGCCACTGTTGTTGTTCAGGAGGTAGAACTCACCCTTGAACGGACCGAAGTTGGTTGCGATGATGTCTGTGTACACCTCATTCGTAAAAAGGATCGCGACATCTGTTGCCGGGGCTTGTGAGAATTCGACCTCGAACTTCCTTATCTCATATATCGTTTTACCACCAGAGTGGCTAGCAGGATTGGTATGCAGTTCTCCCCTAGCGCAGTTGTAGAAAGCACTGTCGGTTCTGTTATCGTAACGGATTATCTCGTCGTCTATCTTGATGTAGCCCTTCTTTGGCCAGTCGCTGATATCACCGGCTGGGATAACGGTGTTACTCGCGGCGATGGAACCTCCAAGGGTCGTTGCATCGAGGATGGTGGGATCATCGGCCTCCCAAAGGCCGACGCTGTGATCTGTCACTTTCGGTATCGTGTACTCGATGCTGAAGCTGTTCTTCACGATCTCGTTCCTGTGCTTGGCGGAGATGATGTGTACATCCTGATCTAAGGTGAGGTTCACCGTGGTTTTCTTCATCCACTCTTTGGTTTGGAACACGAAAGTGCCGGTCTCATCGAAATAGAATGACCCTAGATCTGCAAGTGCGATTTCTTGCAGGAACTGCCAGTAGGTTTGGTCATCCACGGTCCAAACGGTATGGCGTTTCGGGATACATACGGTGTCCTCGACATCGATGATATCTACATGATCACCTTCTGGTCTCGTGATATCTAGCGATAGGGAAGTGTCGATGGCTTTATCCTTTATGCCAGCTCGTTCCGTGATATCGCGCATGATGTCACTTATCTGCCAGTTTTCATACAGGATCGAAGTTACTTTGTAATCTTGCAGGAATTTCGAGCCATCTCGACATGAAACGCTGACCTGAGATGTGTCGTTGGACATATCCCAAGAGTCTGCGTAGAAAACCCCCTGTTTCACATATTCGTATGAGGAATCTGGGAGTTTGAAACCGAGCCATATATCGAACCTGACGTTCGGGTATAGCATGTCCTTGTATGGGCTCTGAGATGACTCGTTGTTGTACTTATTCGATGAGTTGTCGAGCGTTATCGATGCAGAATTGGCATTGCTCATCCCGATAGGTGATGCTGTTTGGGAAGAGATGTCTCTGTCTTTATTTATGGTCCAGGATAGTACATCATCAGATATATCTGCCTCGATCATGGCATCAATCTCATAGACCTGGACGGGGTATCCAGATGCTGTTGCATTGATGGTTACTCTGACTTTATAGATCTGCGTCAGATAGTTCCTGTTGACTGTATCGCTCCAGGTGTTCCCATCAGATGATTGCAGGTATAGTTCAGTCAGGTACCCGCTAGGCGAATAGTTGTTGGCGATTGTCTGGAACCCGGAACCTTTATCTATCTGCACCGTTATCTGGGTGGCCCGATCGACGAATGGGTCAGTGCTGATGAGTATCTTGTTGCAGTTCACCGGTTGACCGTAGTCGACGGTTATGGTGGTGGGTGGATTCGATGAGCTGGTCCATGGCACCTTCGTGTTCGTGCCGACATCCATCGGCCATATCCTAGCCCAGTCGTCAGTGAGGTATTCCGAATCGGTTCTCGCGAACTTCATGGAAGGGACGTACCAACCGTCAACTATCGCTACCTTGTTCTTGTCGGTATCGGCGGTGACGGTAGGGGAGCCTGTGCGGTTGTTCGATAGATGCATAACGATACGGGTTTTCGGAGAAAGAACTCCAGCGCCGAGAGCGCTCGTAAGGTTTGCACTTATCGATTGCATCACACATCACTGCTCCACTAAGGTTATACTCACGTCCCAAAGCTGAGAACTGTAGCGTTTCAGCAGCGTCTCTTCATATGAATCGATGAATCCGGTAAACGTCACCTGCGTCTGATTGTTGTTAGAGTCAACCTCGTAATAGGATACCGTCACAGTATTGCCGATGTTAGCTTCGTAGAGGGCTTTCAGCGAATTCCTACCGGTCTTCCCATCTACGGTCTGGCTGTCGAGTGCGGGTAGCCGTTCCCACGATATCGCTATCCGGCGTTTCTGGCCGATGAAATACCTACGCATCACGCCAGTGACCGTTCTCTGGTCGGACTTCAATATCTCCCGCTGCAACTGCATCGCACTTCTGTTGTGCTCGCTCAGTTGTGTGGAGTTGATCGTTATCAGTGATCCCTTGGGAAGTGATATGGCCATGGTTAACCGATCGTCAGGTAGACGTTATCCACCCCCCTTTGCCGTGCAACCTTGTTACCGACCCGCTCGAGCGTTTCATAGAGCCTGCGGTAAGAGTTCTCGTCTCCGTAGATGTCACCCTCAATCGTCACGTTCACGTTCACCACAGGAGGCTGGCTACCTGCACGAGACAGAGCCTTCGTCACGCTTGCCGGGATGACCGTCTCTCCTGAGTGAAGCATGGCTGGGGTGTTGAACCTCACGATACCGCCGGTGTGCATCTTCGGGTTCAGTTTCGGGTCAACGGCTCTCAGATACTGGTACGGGTCGACTGCTGGGCCGTTGTTGGGGTGCCACTCGAAGTGGAGGTGAGGCACCGAATACTTGGCATTACCGGTCTGCCCCACGTATCCGATGACATCCCCTGTTCCTACCCTACCGGACTTGCCATACTTACTGAAGTGAGCATTGTACGTGTAACCCCTCGAGCCTCTTACATGAACCGCAAGTCCACCGAGTTCGTTCGGTACCCTCTCTATGAACCCCGGGAAGGTAGCGACCACCGGCGTGCCCATCGGTGCGATGATGTCGATACCTTGGTGCGTCCTACCGCCAGGTCTTGGTGCGCCGAACGTATCGGAGTAACTGTAATTCCTCGTTCCAGCGATAGGGAACGTCCTGAACGGCCCCCTCCCCTTGAACGTTTGCACTGCAACATTTTTCACTGCCTCACCAGCTCTCGCGGCGATATTCTCGACCAGAGCTTTGATGAGGTATACGCCAAGTCCGGTCCCGATCCTCTGCCCGGCGGAGAACCCGAACAGGCTCATCATCTGACCGATACCTGAAGTGAGATATGCAGATGAAGCTCTCACCAAGCCACCGAAGTGGTATCGTCTCGGCTCGTTGTCGTTTATCTGATCGAGCCGCGCCTTGCCGATGGCTTGAACTGCTTCTTTACGGAGGACGTATTCTCCGCTTTCGAGTATGGCCGGAACCTCTCCACGGCCACCAACGAAGCCACCTGTGTGGAATGTCTGATGGGTTAATTCGTATATGTCTTTCTTGATGCCGGCCAGTGTTTTGTTCCACAACTGGGTTGCGGTTGCCTCATCGAGTATCCCCTTGGCCTTGAGCATCCTGATGCGCTGTTCGTACTCTTTGACCTTCTGGAACATCTCATCGACTTTCTTCAACGCCTCGCTCTGCGACACACCTTCGGCCAATGAGTTGCCGATCGTCTTGCCTGTCTGTTCGGCACTTCGAGATGCTTCTATCTGCGCATCATGGAAGGCATCGCGCAACTCTTGAGCCAGGTTGCGCCCGAATACCTCCATATGGGTCTTGTTGATCTCGTTCAGGTTGATGCCGTAGTTGTCGACGAGTTTGAGGATCTCATCCCTGAGATTCATCCACTCTTTCTTGTTGCGAGCACCGAACTCAGTGAGGTCATCGAGCATGTTCTGCAGGACTGTTCGCTGGGCATCCCGCATCTTCTGTAGTTGTTCCTGCTGCGCTTCGAGGAGGGCAACCTTGCGTTCCTTCTCCGCCTGGAGTTCCTTGATGCGCAACTCGCGCTGCCTGCGGATGACATCACGTTTGTGTTGTTCATCGAGTTCCTTGAGCTGTCGCTCAGAAGCCTCACGGTCGGCTTGTGCGCGCAGGGAGATGAGTTTCGCTTCGTCGAACTGGCCCATCGCGATGGCCTTGCGGCGTTCCAGTGCGGCGATGGCGGAGTTGAGTTCCATCTGACGAAGCAGCTCTTCCCGGCGCTGGCGGTACTCCCTCTGCTGTTGGAGCCAGTCCTCTTTGTCGTTCAGTTCATTAATCTTCTCGATCTGTTTGTCGTAGAACTCCGAAACCTTGTCTATCCTGGCCTGCATGGCATCGACCATGGACTCGGTCTGCCTATCGAAAGACTCCAGGACGGCAGATACGAACCGGTCAATCACATCGCCGAGCTGATTCGCAAGGGTATCCTTGAGATCCTCCATGCTCTTCTTCGTCTTATCGGCGGCTCCTCCCATACCTTCGATGGCGAACTTCGCCTTATCAAGCAGTGAATATGTCGAAGATATGGACTCGTTGAACTTATCAGCCCAAGCGCTTTCGAACGCTGTCTTGTTCAGCCTCGTGAAGACTGGCAACAGGATGTTCAAGCGTTGCAGTTTGATGTTCTGCTCTTCGAGGAGTTTATCGATTTGATCGAGTTGGCTATCTATGAATGATAGTTGCTTCTTCAGTACCTCACCGGTGAACTTGGATCTACTTTCGTCATCATAGATAGAGGCTTGTGCATTCTTAACGATCTCATCTCTCTGAGCGATAAGTGCTGCTCTGCGAAGTTTGAGCTCATTGATAATCTCGGCTGTCATCCGCCTCTCAAGGCCGACCTCTTTGAGTTTCTGTGCGAAAACATCTTGCGTAATCTTGAGCTGATCAGCAGTAAGTTCATTAAGATCGGCCATAAGCGGGATCAAGACGTTTGTCGCTGCGATGACCCGATCCATAAGTGGCGGGACTGGTCTGAGTTTTCCGAACTCAACTGCGAGATCACCGATCTTCTTCTTGAGGGTGTCGAACTGTTGAGCCGCTAGTTCTGCGAACTGTGATAGATCATCTTCTGAGGTGAGCTGCTTGGCTTTGTTGATGAAATCAGCGAACTCGTCAGTGAGTTCAGATAGACTTTTTGCGAGTTCTTGTGCGGTCTGGTCGTTCTTATGGAACAGGTTGATGATCAACTCGATCCCGGCCGCTACCAAGCTGAACATCGCCAACCATCCTGAGAAATTGAGGCCCTTCAAGGCAGTACCGAGACTTACCGTTGCCTCCGTTAACCCGAACGTGCCAAGTGTTGCTTGAACAAGTTGACTGTTGTAAACCCTCCAAGCGGTGTATGCGACCGTGAGGATGGCCACCATGTAGCCGATGGATCGGGTGATAGCATCGATACCCTTCCCGGCCCTGGTGATGCCGGTGATGAACCCCTTGAAATCGCCGGAGAGCAAGTTGAATATAGGAGCTATGGCTTCGAATGCGACCTTACCGATACGGACGAACCACCCGATGAGTGGTCCAAAGGCTTTGGAGAGTTCGTCGATTCTTTTCGCAATCCCCTCCAACATCATTCCGACAACTTGGCCGAACTCGACCCAAATCTCTTTGGTTGATTTCGCTCCGTCACCGGCCCCCTTGATGGCTCTCGTGATTGTCTCGGCTATCCTCGTGAAGGTTCCGGAGAGGATCTTGATCACCTTGGTGATCGAAGGGGCAAGTCCTTCCCATATCTGGCGCCAGTGCGCCATCACGCCGATCGCTACCGTGACAAGTAGGATTATCTTCGGTAAAGCAGAAGTGAATTGGAGCAGTATCTTAGCGAATCTCCCTGCGCCTTGAGCGCCAGTACCAGCGACAACGTTCGTCTCGAAACTTCCGAATAGACCCCTGAATCCGCTCTGCATGTTGGCGAAGAATCTGCCTATGAACGTGCGGTTCTTCGTCGCGTCTTCCATCCCCGCAGCAGTGGCGGTACTGAACACAGATCGTATGCTGTTGAAAAAGCCTTTCTTCGTGGTTGCCGCTGCGGTCGCGCCTGAGGCTATCCCTGACGATGTAGCCTCAGCTATGGTGATGCCAAGCGCTTCTTTTATCTTGTTGTATGAAAGCATCACCTTCTTGCCAGACTCAGTCTCCCTAAAGAGGGTATATGCTAATGGCCTAAGTTCTTCTTTAGTGAGTGCTTTGCCTCCAGCAGCAGCAACCAACGTGCTGGTCGGAAGTTCGAAGATCTTCCGCGAGATATTCGCTCCAGGCACTGCAGATGCAAGTTTTTTGGCTATCTCTCTAACTTGCATCTCTTTAGCTATCGTTAGTTCTGCTGCAGTGATCGGCTGTCCGAGCAAGGGTACGCCCTCAAGGACCAAACCAGCTATCCCGGGAACTGTAGCTTCAGGAGCTTCGACGCCACGAACACCGAATATCTTCCTGCCGATGAACGCAGGGATCTTGATGATGTTGCCCGGGATGATCTGTTTGATGAACGCCATGGAGTAGATGAGCGGACCCATCGCGGCGGCGAGTGAAGCTATGGTCACGGCAAGCCTCTTCACCGAATCTGGCAGCTTGTCGATGACTTCGAGCATCCTGAGGAACCCCTTGATGACCTTCTCCATCTGGGGGAGGACTATCTCACCAAGTCTAGCCGCGAATACCTGGATCTGAACCTTGAACCGCTCCCATTTCTTCACTGCGGAATCGAGGACGGCGTTCAGCTGCTCCTGCCAGAAAGAGTCGGCCTTCGTCTGGTCTTGCACGGCGAGCATGGCCTTGGCGAAGTCGGACGTTGGGTCCTTCATCGCCTGTATGAGTTTCAGGAATCGGTCATACTGCCGGGCACCGAACAGCAGCGCAGCCATCTGGGTCCTTTGCTCTGAGTTCAGCTTCGAAAGGATGTTGAAGATGTCGCGAAGGGCGGCTAGCCCTCGCGGTTCGCCACCCTCGAACAGGATCTTGCCGAGATCGGTGCCTGTGAGGGCCTCCCATGATGCTTTCGCTTCTTCAGTAGGTTCAACCAGTCTCGCTAGTCCGAACTTCAATGCGTTCGCCGCTACCGGAGCCTGCACACCGAGCTGGCGCATACCGGCCAGCATCGCTGCAATCTCGGATACACTCAGACTAAGTGTCTTCGCCACCGACGATACGAGCGGCAACGCTTTGGCCATGTCAGCCATCTGCAGCGAAGTGATTGATTGGATGAGCTGGAGCTGGTGCAGCGCCTCCTCGGTTTGTCTCACCCCTTCTTCGGTCTGGTCGAAGAAGGTAGCCATGATTGACCTAACGAGTTCCTGAGCATCAGCCAGTTCGAGGTCGCCTTGGGTCAGAGCTGCGAGTTGCTCTGTAAGTTTGGTTATCTGAACGAGCAAGGCTTCATTATCGAAACCGGCTGCAACCCACGAAGCCGCCAGGTTGACGGTCTCTTCTTGTGCAACGCCAAGTTCTACCGAGACTTGCTGAAGTTGCGGTATAAGCTCCTTCTTGATGCGCGCAGCCACCTCGGAAGCGCTTTCACCGGTCCCCATCATGAACTTGACGAGTTCCGTTTCTGCCCTGGACAATTGCAGGGCTTCTCTGCTCAGCATGTAGAAGGCGGCGGTGACGGGAGCGGTTACACCGACGATGAGCTGACGACCAACCCACTGGGCCTGTTTACCCAGCGTGATCATCTTCGTGGCGGCACGGTCGATGTTCTCGACCATGACCTGGCCCATCAGCCGGTACCGAAGAGCTATATCGTCGGCAACCGTCGTGAGCGCTTGCCCGGCCTGGTTGCTGATGACTGCAGTTCTCGCGAAGTCCGCTTGGAGTTGCTTGGTGAACTCTTTGTAAGAAGTCCTGCTCCTGAATAGAGCTGCCAGGTTCTGTTTGACGTTACCCGAGAAGGCGGTATAAAAGGCTCCCTGAGAGTGGGCAACATCTATAAGTGTCTTCGCTGTCTTGTCTCCCTCAGAAGCCAATGCCTTTAGGACGAGGATCTGGTCGGAAAGGGTGGGCAAGAGTTTGCCGGTCGTCTGCATGACCCTCGCATTGGTCATGGACAACTGGTTCAGTTGAGCGTTGGCTGTTCTGAGTGCGTGCTCAAGGTTACCGAGATCCGCAGAGAACTGGACCTCGACCGTAATCTGGTTATCCGATACCGCTCCTCCGGCTATCGGATATACCGGTTTGCCGGATTGCGTGTGGCCGATGACCGGCCTATTCAATCTTGTCCACCTTCCTGTAACCGAATAGTTGTGCCACGTTGCCCTTGTCATCAACGAACGTTCCCGGGGGGTATCCGGAAGACTCTGAAGAAGAACTACCTTCGTCGTAGGGCGCTCCAAGTGCAGCAGCCACGACTTTCATGAGCCGCTTCTGGCGTTCCGCAGCTGCTTCATAAGCCAGGAAAAGCTCATCCATGGTCATATATTCCTCGAGTTCTTCATAGTTCTTCCACGCCCCGACCTCGCAGAAGACCTCCGATTCGAACTTCGCTAGCGGGATGTCCTCGAACTTCGTTCCTCCCCCCTCTACCCTTGATTTGGGTCCATCAGGCGATTACCCATCGCCACCGTCATGAGTTTCTGGAAAACGTCCATATCCAGGGCAGACTCCACCGCCTCTTTGTCGCGGGCGAGCTCTGGGTCAATCTGCTCCAGCGCTATCGTAGCCGCTTCTACCATCTTGTCGATCGTCTCATCGGTCATCGGCGTATCAGGGCCGACGTTAAGGCCCTCGATAACCTTGACGAACTTACGTAGAGACTTGATTGTGAGTGGTTTTACCGTTCGAACCTTCCCGTCGGCGAATTCGATAGCCGACTCTATCCTTGCTACATGATCTTTGTTACTCATCACACACAACCTCCTTCGCCGGACCTGTTCGAGGCCCTCTCAGCTGTATTCGTCGATCTAATGTTAGCAGTAACAGCGATGAAAAGTCCAGGTTGCGTCAGTGCTGACATACATCCGGTAAATGTCCGATATCCACACCGATAACATCCAAAGCGAATCTGGTCATAGGAGAAGGGGCGACCGGGCGGTCGCCCCTTCTTTGCACTCGGGAGGGAAAGGAGGGAGTGGTAGCCGAGTGCCGTTATGAGGTTGCGTCTTCTATGTACCCGTACTCGGAGCCGGTGTATGCAGGATCGCCGAGGAGGCGGAAGGCGACGGGGAACAGCGTCGCTTCGGCCCGTCTGAGCATGTGCGATGATGTGTCTACAGCTACCGCTCGACGTGCGAAGTACCTCCGCTCGAAGTCCTGCGGGTTGCGTCCTATGACGAGGAGCTTCCTCTCTGTTGGCTCGTCCGGCGGAACGCCGATGCTGAGCTTGTTGGACGTAAGCGCAGAGTCCGGCATGCCCCATGCCATCTTCAGGTTCGCGAGGGTCGCTTCGGCGAGCTGGGTCCTAACCGTCACCCGGAAACCGTTCTGGAAGATGATGGCGGCGTCCTTCAGTTGGTCTACGACGATATCCGTGTAATCCGGCTCATATGCGATCTCCACGCCATCAACCGTTGCCCCGACGTGATACGGCTCACGGGCAGCGGCGCTCAGGCTCTCAAGCGCAACGTTCTTGGCGGAAATGAAGAGGTTCCCCGCACCCACGATGATGTTGTTGATTGTGACTGCTATCCTGGTTCACCTCCTTGGCAATCATAGTTTGTCGTGTGAGTATCTAAAAGTCAATATCATGATAGCACGGTGTATATTATCGCAACGTTCACACCACGCTCCATCACGCCTTCTTCCTGGTCGGGGCCGGTAGGGGCTGTGCCGCCTAAGAAGTCTATCGACTGTATCTTGAATTTGTCATTTTTCAGAGGGAAAGGTGGGAGGGAGTCATCTACGATGAGTAACTCCTTCAACCTTTCCTGGATCTTCCCAGATTCTTTATAGCTCTTACTACCTATGTAGTATCTGACGATATCGGCTCTCACCCTCCATATCGGGCCTATCGCGGGGAGGGACACGTACCTAATATACGGGGTGCTCGGCCCACCGGAAGGAGCATCGATGACCATAGGTTGGATTACGAACGGACCACCCATCAGATTCTTCAGTTGCGCATCGGACATCAGGTAATCGTTGAGGATGTACACGGCTTCGGTGAAGTCTGGCTTGTTGACCTTCACCTCTACCGAATATGACTTCGTCGATGTCCTTTTGCGAAGTGCGCTTACCTTGTTGTTTACTATCGCCATTGTTTGACGGGTAGGTATTGTCCTCCCTTATAGTATTTCCCGCCGAATTCGATCCCGCCTATGGGGGCACGGATTCTGCCACCCATCTTAACACCGAACTCTTGCATGGCTTCTCTGATCGTTCTCTGCACACGCTCTCTGGATGCCTCTTGCACCTCAACCATCGCCGCCTCGAGTGCGATGTGCAGTTCACGAGCCACGTAAAGACTGATCGAAGGAGCTTCGCGTAGATTGCGGTATCTCCTACCGCGCATCACCCTGCCGGATTTGTCCACGAAGACGGTGGCCCTACTCTTCGGTCGTCTCTCACCTGGTTCTTGAAGGACGGTGGCTTGAACGAGGTATCTTTGGTCTGAACTAGGGGAAACGTCTATGACGAACTTACCCTTCACCGGTTCCGGCATCCTACGTGACCACGAATCGTAGAGATCGAACGCAGCGTTGGCGGCATCTCTGGCCAGATACCTCGTGGTGAGGTTGCTCGCTTTGGCGATTTTACCCAGGATGTCGGCATTCTTGATACGGACGTAAGTCCCCTTGAAGGGGCCGGTGGTCGCCCGGTATAGGATTTCATTGGTTCTCTTGTTGATGATGAAGTTCGCCATCAGTCAAGTATCACCTGTGCGTTGATTTCGCAATGTCTGACCTTGCCGAGCCTCGGGAACTTCTTGACCGAGATCACATTCAGCGCCCCTTCCTCGACGAGATTCCCACCCGCATCGCGGAGATTCCGGAGCTGATCGGTCACCGAGACATCGGTATCTTCAGTCCATATCGTGTAGCTGTGTGGGTTCTGCACTCTCCCGACGAGACGTTCCTCGCCTCGGGCCGGCATGTAGTTGACCTTCACCGTCCTGTCGAGCGTCCAGACCTCTACGCTCTGTCCGGAATCGTCGTAGTCGATGGTCTTCTTGTAGACATCGATGAGGAATGGGTACGGCGTATAGGACCTCAACTAGATCACCTCTACGCGAGGTCTGACGTAGTTCGACAGGAGCGCATCTACATCAACGTTCCCCGTGCTCGGCCACAACTCGTCGGCGAACCGGTAAGACTCATCTCCTATGTTCGCACTTATGATCCCATGTTGCCTGAGGACGTAATCGTCGGTGAAATAGTCTTTGATTAGATATATCGTGGCCAACTTCACCTCTTCGGGGACGTACTGCCACCCCCAATCACCGGTAACCCGGTATACCTCATTCTTCTTGAACAGATAGGTATCGAAGAACTCCCTTGCAAGATCTACCCCCCAGGGGGCTTGTGCCCACCTTAGGTGGTAGTCGTCATGTATCTCGACGTATGCCGTGATATCCTCAACCGTATCTGCGCCGGCCTTCACGCTGGTGAGTGTGAAGATCCGGTTCGGAAGCAGGAGCGTGTTCCTGCCGGTACCGAGCACCTTGTAGGTCTTCCCGAGTTCGAAAGTGAATCGCTGGTTGCAGTACGTCTCGATTATCTGCCTGGCCAGTCGTTCCTTCCGGTAGATTTCGTCGTCGGTCTTGTTCGCAAGCTCAGGAACCTCAGAGCGTATCTCCGATGCGGTCACATGAGCGACGACGACCTCGTAGAATGTCGTCCTCGTGTTCGTGACTCCGGAGACGGTATACGTCCAGGTCACCTGGTAACGCCCGAGCGTCGATGTCTTCGACGGCGGGAGCGTTAACAGGTACACACCGAGCGACTCACGATCGGTCGCCTCATCGCTGATGATGATGGTGCCATCAGGGATTTTCTTAACGGTGGCGAAAACCTGGTACTGCCCAGCGATGATGTCTGCATCGGCGGGCTGTGAATCTACGATGATAGTAAATCTTAAGAAAGAAGTTGACTGGTAGTATATCTGCACGCAATCAGATTAATGCGCCAAGATTTCATTTTCCAGTTTTATGTATCCATCCCATCCTCGCTGGGCGAGTTCTCTCTCTGCCACCGAGAACCGACATCTAATCTCCCACGGCGGAGTTCCACCAAACTCAGCGTATTCACGTAGAAGTTCATGCACGTTGCGGTGCCCGGTCGGGCAGATGGAAACTTTGTTAGAAGGGATGTTGGGACCACCCCAGGAAAGAGGCACGATATGATGCACATCGGTATCGACGACGTGCGGACTATGGTAACGATGGATTTGACATGGCGATGCGTGTGTCATATTTAAATATCCTTACCATTTTATGCCATGTTGGCCCACAACTCAACATCGATTTGTGCGAGATGCTCATGGCCCGCTCTTGATGCAACGAGTCACAACATAGTCTTATCATAAGACTAACACTGGCTATCATGTACCAGTTGTAGTTTGGTTTGTAGTTTGGTGAAACGGGACTAATCATCGGTCCTAGGGATGTCATCCTTCCTGGCATCCCACCATCGAGCGAATCGCTCCAGAAGGTTGAAGAAGACCCATGCGAGCGTCGTGAATATGATGACGGTAAGTATGTAAGTAATCACCAGATTACCGATTCCTCTCATCCCTAGGCTCACCTATGTTACGGGTAAATCTTAGTCTCGCCATACATGGACCACAGATGGTTTCAGGAGCTTCCATCGGGGGGATATGGTCAAGTTCGCGACCACACCATTCGCATCTCAATATCGAATCTCTAGTATCACCACTTAGGTAGATCTTCACTGTCCATCACAGCCTAGGCACCCGAGCCATAGCACAACCAGCAGTAAGAGTACGATAAGTGCTATATCCAACATAGCTAGCGGTCATGCAGGATCAAACACCAATCGGAATGCCTGAAATCACACCAAGCGCAAAACTCTTTGCCGCAGAGACAAGGATATACTGGGAAATCTTTACCGCCGCATCTGTCACAGGGCTTTATCTCATCTACCGCTGACAAGTTCAATCAACTCCTTCACTGATTCTCTTATCGCCTTCACTCTTTCGATGAGGTCACTGACCCTCTTCTCTAACTCTCGAGGGTCTTGATTCTTCTTTCTCCTCATACAGGAACTGGTTCTTTCTCTCGTTCGTCTTCCTTGTCTGGGATAAGCATTGGAACATCTTCTGGTTCAGGCACCCAGATCTCCCTTTCGAATTCTCCGATATTCATCGTTTCTCCATAACCATCTCGGTGAGGTCTATCGGTGCGAACCCTACAGGCTTCACCGGGGTGTCATCTCTGATTTGTTGCTTGTTTATAATATCATAAAGTTCAGCAAGAAGTCTGGGGCGATGGCCGTCATGAGGAACGCCATGCGCCTCCAACCACTCCGCAGCCTCACTGTCTTGGAACGGCTGGAACGTGATATCGGCCACGCATCTGCCCGGCCTCGTCACCGCTGGATGGAGGCGCCCCAGATCTTCATTGGTAGTAATCAGGATGAGGATCTTCAAGCCCTGCCCGATGAGCCCATCACAGAGGTTCAGGAGCCTCGACAACCCTTGACCAGTTTCGGCCTTAGCGGTCCTGGAAAGGAGCTCGCCGGTATCTTCGCAAACCACGAGTTTCCACAGGTCGTCTTCGAAATGTTCCTGCAAGAGGACTTCGAGCATGTAGGAGGCGTTTGACCCGAAGAAGTTCTCCGGGTCAAGGATATAGTGAAACCTACACCAATCCCGCCATTCCCTGGCGAGCGCTCTCAGGGCATATGTCTTCCCTGTGCCAGGATCGCCGTGCCACAAGATGAGTTTGCCCCCTTGCGCCGCATCTGGGAGGAAGCGCTTGAAAAGTGCTTCCAGCGCTGGCCTAGTCGTAGACTTCGCATAATTATGCACTATCGAGTCGAATGACGGGACCTCGATCCGTCTGTCGTAGGATTCCGCGTACCTCCCTAGATGCCAGAACCTCACGAGGACGCTATCATCGCCGACCACCGGGCTCGGTAGGTGCCCCAAGAGACGGTTCATGATGTCTTCTGCGCGACTATCTACGGCGCAGACGACGAGGTTCACCATCCGAGATGGCGTGATGTAGACGTTCACTAACTCTTCGTTGTTCTTGTGGAGGAAGATAGCGTGTTCGGTATCGGTCTTCACGCTGAGGACCTTCGAATAGCCAGGCAGAAGAGCGGCTATCTCCTCTATCCCGAAGTCGGAATGTTTCGCCCTGAGGACCCGATGATTCAAACCGTACTTCTGGACGATTCCCTCCAGGAGGTATTCATCATAGCTCGTAACGGTATGAACTATATGCCCGTTGATGTTCTGCTCGATGTTCAAGGCTATGGACTTTCTGTGCTTATGACGCGTAGAAGTAGACGACCTCTTGGGGATCTGCCCTGCGGAAACCACCTTCGCGCACCAACTCCTCGACCTCTTCTTCGGGGACGAGCTGGAAGGGGTGTTCCTGGGTGAAGATCACGCCGGAACGGGTGGTCCAGGAAGAGTTCTTGCGCTCCATCTTCAGCAAGACGCGACCAGGTAGCGCAGCTTCTTCGAGAACTTTCCTGGTCTGCTCTTGACGGAGCTTTTGTTCTTCCTTCTTCGCCATCTCCTGGATGGCCTCTACGGTGTCAGCGCCGACGTTGGTCCCAGCCACATCGGCATCCTCTTCTGGTGGGGGGCCTCCAAGGACTTTCTCAGCATCGCCCCTCCGGGGACGAACATCTTCGCTGGTTACAGCGTCTTTCGCCATGCCCACTCCCTCCTTAGCACGAGCAACGTTCGCAGAAGTACTCGTAATCTCCGTCATCGAACCGGATGAAACTCGCCGCAGGTGCGTCGCATATCGAGCAAGTCTTGCCAGTAAGGTCGATCCACATCATCGGCTTGAGATCGGAACGGTACTGGATTTTCGACTGCTCCAGTGATTCGATGTATTCCTCTGAATCTATGGCAGAGATGAGGGGGGCGTAACCAAGGACACGGTTATTGCCCCACACGAACACCGCCCCATCGCTGGAGACGGTGAAACTAGATTCATCATACCAACTGCCTTCCGGCACTTCGAAGATTTCCATAGCCCTCCTGTCTTAACTTGGGGCGTCCATATGGGGCCTCCGACACGGCAGAGGCGTTCGGGGACGACAACCGCACCAAAGGCCCCATAAAGACGCCCCATTGCATATTCATTTTAGCACCACTTACATACTTATTGCAACCCTCTGAGGAGGAGGGGGCGGGATGACGGGCCACGATACCATCCCGCCCCCAGGGAGAGGGGCTCTTCCATTCGGAAGGCGCGGCCAGTATATCAAGGAGCCTACGACTTAATCGTTCCCCTGTTCGAACGCTGGAGCGGCCGAGCTGGGCACCTCTCCTCTCTTGAGCCCGGAATCCCTCATTCGGTGGTGTTCGGCACACAGCGTTGCGACCCAATAACCTCTAGGTTCTCCTGTTTCGGGGTCACGAGCTATCCTCGTCTCAGTAGCCCACGCTCCGCATGCCTCACATATACGGAAGCTCAACCTTTCCGCCATCTCCACCATACCGGCGAAATGCTCATCGCCGCCCTCGTAGTAGAACCTCAGCCCACCGAACTTCTCTTTAACCTGGACGACCCTGAATGACCCCCATCCGCCGGCTTCGACTCGTTGTTTCGCGGCAAGGAGCAGTTCCTCTATAAGATGGAACCACCCGTCCCCGCATTCGAACCCGAACACCATGAGGGATGACTTCGGGTAGTCGATGCCAGCGAAGAACCGTGGCTTAATCCCGAGCAGCCGCTTCTCCAGGTCTTCTCGCATGGTGTACCTCCAGAAATGAGCAAGAGGGAACCCCTTCTCCGGCCAGTCGCCCCCGCAACGCAGGAGCGAGAGGGTTCCCTCTTGCATGGTCAGTATAGCATGGTCGCGCCAGCTAGATGAAAGTACGGCGACAAGATCTGACTTGCCGCCGTACTTACCTTTGCTGTTTTTATCTAGCCTCTAGGCTATCCCGGTTCGGTTACTGGAGCTTGACATCCTTGACGTACACGAGGGCGTCGAGATTTTCCGTCGCCACCGCTACACGGGTGTAGACGGTGAACTCGACGGCATCGGTGCGCCGCATGAACTCGCGGTAGACCTTGATCTCGCGCTGGATGCCCACGATACGGTTCTGCGGGAAGGTCAGCTCTACGTAACTGTGGTTCCCCGAAGCACCGGAGTAGGTGCCGCTCAGCGTTGAGTCGAACAGAGGGACCTCCACGAGGGGGATTCCGAAGGGGCGAATCGAAGTTAGGCCGCCACCCTGGGTCCCGCCGGGAGTGCCGAAGATTACGGCGTCACCGAGAGGTGTCGACCGGTCGGTCAGCCCGTTCAGGAAGTCCTGAAGGACCCCGGACCCGGTGTACCACCGTAGGTCAGCCCTGCGCTGCATGTACTTGTTCGGCATCGCCTTGAGAGCAGCGTTGAAGGTCTCCTTAGAGAGCTTGTACGTGCCGCTCTGAGACGGGTTGCCGACGACATGGGCGCTGTTGAGGCTCAGCTTCCGCCACCCATCGAGTGCCTTGAGCAGTGCGTTCGAGCTGGCCACATCTCCGTTGATGTACAGGTCTTCCAGGTCGTTGCCGAGCTGGGTTGCCATCATCCGTGCAACGTGGTCCTCAAGGTCATCTCGCTCGATGTTGTCCTCCAGTGATTCAGATGTGAGTCGCCAGTCGAGACGGATCTTCACGGTCTGGAGAGCGATTTTCGAGAACGTAGGGGCAGCGTTGACGCCATCATCGACGTTCTCCGTTGCGAGTCGGGCTAGCCTGGTCCCTAGTCCGATACGGTCAATCTCCCTCACCGGAGCGTTCATCCGAACGACACGGGCTTCCTTCGTCAGGACGCCGTTGTCGACCATGTAGTCGATGAATCGGTCTGCCTGTTCCGGGTTGAGGATACCGCCACCGCCGGAGCCAACTAGCGTTGTATCGACTACCTTCTGAAGCAGTTCGCTAGTGTCCAATTTTTTACTGATTCACCTCCTTTTTAGATATCCCCCGAGAAGAACTTTCCACCCCAGAACGAATCGCGGGACTTCTTCAGTTCTTCTGAGACATTTACTTCGCTAGACTTCTTACCAGCACCGCTGTTCTCAAGCTTCTCCATGCGCTCTGCGAACTCAGAGAAACGCTGTTCGATAGCCTCGAAAGCGGTGTCCAGTTTCCCTGCAAGTTTGCCGATCTCCTCGGTGATGACCGCCTTCACGAGACTCTCCGTCTCCTCATCAGAACCCTCGGCCTTGCCGAAGGCATGCGGGAGAACGTTCGTCTCTCCAGGAGTTTCGGCAAACGTCTCCTGGGTTGCCCCAACGCCGTCCGTATCGACCTTTCCTGGGGCCGCGTCGGCAGACGCAGCGGGCAACGATACATCCTCAACGTGGTCCACTTCAGCGGCATCCTCATCATTCAGACGAGTGATACCGGCCTTCGTAAGGATGTCCTCAACATTGCCGATGGCGGACTTGAGGATGTCCAGAATCCTAGATAGGGAATCCTTATCCACCGTTTCCAGATCACCTCCCCGTTCAGCCTGAGGGGCAGATTTGTTTATCCTGTTCACTATCTCGTTTATGAACTCATCCAAAATAGTAACTAGATTAGTATCATCTGTAGAGTTCATTTGCAAGTCCGGATCTTCAGACTTCGACATGGACACCTTCCACTCGTCTGGCAGGAGATCCGTCCTGCCCAGAGCACGAGCCCTTCGGATGATCCAACGCTTGACCCTCTCCTTGTCACTGGCTCGACCGTATGCGCGGATGGCGTTCTGTAGGTCTTCTACCGTAACGATCGGGTAACTCCCATCCGGCAACGCCAGCCCCTGTCGAGCGAGTCGTTTACGTTCCTTATCCGAGAACTCCCGCTTCTCGATCACTTCGGCTTCCTCGTCCATGAGGGGAGACACCTCCTCCGTCATCTCTGATTTCTGGGTGACGTTGCCGTACACCTCGATAGGCTCGATCTCTTCTGGCTCTGCGCGTTTCTCGAAGAGATCGCAGACGTAGTTCGCGGATATGTCGTACTCAACCTTCTCGCATTTGCCGAGGTTCTGGAGGTAGTGCATACATCCGGCGCACGAATATCCGCCGTCGGCGACGCGATAGTTGACGGATGCTTTCGTGACCTTGCCGGTATCATCCACGGCCTCTTCCTGTAGTTTGCTCAGTTTATCCTTGAACTCTTCCACCATCTTGCGGATATCTCCTTCATCGGGCCGCTCGTACGTGGTCGCCACGTGGATCATGGTTTCCGGGCACGTCGGGCATTCCGCATCGGAAACGTCCGAGACGACCTTGGCTACGTCACACGTATCGCAGTAGAAGATGAACCGCTCGATGGGAGCGTCATCGGCCAGGACATCGGTCGCCTCCAGGGCCCCATCGGCGAACTTCACGAGGGATGTGCGCTCTACCCCGTCGAACAGGGCAAGCGGGTTCGCCGGATTGTCCACCACCGATAGCTCACCGAGGGTGTATTTCGTGATCCGCATGACCTGGCGGCGTGCGTAGATATCATTGTCGGACTTTATGATCTCCGGCCGCTTCTCGAGCACACGACCGCCGAGCGAGAACCCTTTCAGTGTCCCGTCGAGGATCTTCTCCCAGGTGTCTTGGGCGCCCTTGGAGATATACGCTTTAACGTACATGCCACGGTACTTCTTCCCATCGACTTCCCGGTCGCGTTCCTCGACGTGGAGTGCCTTCCCAACGGCTTTCGGGCCGTGCATCTCGCGGATATTGCCGAGCCAGTTACGGAAAGCCTGTCGGGAAGCTTCGAAATCAACTATCTCTCCAGATGAATCGATGTTATCTAGGGTCGCGAAACCCTCTACCGTCCTGTTCTTGATGTCGATCTTTTCGAATGGGATACCTATCGCTAGGTTGTCATCTTGTACCTGTATCTTCGTCATAACCCTCTTCGCCGCGAACCAGGCGATCTTCGCGGCTGCCTCGTCGTCTTTTCCCTCGGCTTTGGCCGAGTTGAATGCTGCCACCCAGGCGCGTTTCGCCTTGGGCGAAAGTCCGCGGATGCCTGGATTTTTCTTCTCCGCTTCGGCAACGTTACGGTACGGCATTCAATATGAAGATGAAACATCTAAAGTAAAAAGGCAAATGTCAAATCTCTACTGCCCATCTCCATCCGCAACGTTGACACTCCAACTCTATCTGTGGCCCGGAAATCTTCAATACGTAAGCGCAGCAATGGTTACATACCGGACAGTGATATCCGCAAGATTCACCACTCATCGTCTCCTCTCAGGGGCGCCCCGATCTTGTTCCGCCCCGCGTTCGGCCTGGAGGGGCCCGCCATCGGTCGGACGGAGCCTGTCGGAGGTCTTCCTGCGGTTACCCTCTGCCTGTCCGACCGGGTTGTTGCCCGCCGACACCGTTCCGGGCACGGGGAGGAAGTCTTCACCTTCGGGGACGGACGGGAACCCGAGCGCGTTGCGGACCTCGTTCGGTTTGAGGACCCTGGTGCGCAGGTATCGGTCATGGAACCGACTGCGGACATCCTCATCGATGATGTCTGCTTCCTTGAACTTGAGTCGGAATGCTCTTGAACCTGATAGTTCTTGGAAGAAGATGTTCATCTTCTTTTCCAGCCGCCGCTGTTCCGGTCGGCAGACCTGCTCCTTGAACGTTCTGTCGGCGTCCCGTGAGACGGCGAGGTTCGTGTCCTCGTAGATGCCCACCTTGGGCGGCGGAACACGGTGAGCCATAAGGACTTCGAGCCTGGATTCCTTAATGAAGGTTACGAATGACTGTTCCTGAGGTCGTACCTCGATGGGCTCGAATCGGGCATCGACGTTCTGGTTCATTCCAGCTGGGAGTGGGATGTACAGGGTTCCGTGATGTTTGCCCTTGAGTTCTGTCCTGAAATATTCCTTCAGCGTACGTTCGGCCTCCTGGGACAACCTGACCCCTTTGGTGATGAAGGCGTACCTCGGGACAGCCTTGTTCTCGAAATAGTCTATGTTGTATTCCTTCGCCATCGCATCGCCCATAACCGCTGGCATGGCAGCGATGATGTCGGGGATCCCGTAATAGGTTGAGTTAGGAGAATACTTCTTGAAGTGGATTATCTCATTCGGTCTTGGGTCGTTCTTCAGGGGGTTAGGTGTTTCCAAATCACGGAAGTTCCTGAAGAATACGTACCTATTTCCAACGACCTGGATGAACCCGTCCCTGTTCGCTCGTATCCGTATCGTGTGGGCCGGGATATGGCCGATATACCCTATCTTGCCGGAAAGGTTCCGCCCGATCTCTAGGTACCCATTGCCTAGGGACTCTACATCTGTCCATATCTTCACCATAATCTCCGAGAACTCGTCATCGTCATTGAGTTCTTCGAGGAGTCGCTGAAGCCGTATCCGCTCCTTCTTCAGCTCAGTCGTGAGCTTCTCGAGTTTCTGTTTGCTCCCCTGGAGACGTTCTATCTTCAGCTCGGTTTCCGGAGAGTTGATGATGTCGTACCCGAGACCACAGATGTTGATGGCCTTAGCGGTCACCGCCGCATTGTGGGCCGCGTTCTTCTCGTAGAGCTTGGCGAGAGCCTCCAGGTTGTATGGCGGAGGCACGAGCTGGAAGACATCGTATGCGGTGAGCGCTTCGGCATCTAGAGACTTAGATTTCGCCTCTCGTGCTGCCTGTTTCTCTAGCTTAGAGATATCCTTGCGAAGCTCATCAGGAAGTCCATCAATATGAATTTTGAAGAATGGGTCATCGAATCCAGTTTTCTGGATGGAGTGCGTACTTAGGATGTCCAGGTCGATCTCTACGAATCCTTCACTGAAATCATCCATCATCCTTCATAATCTCCTTTGCGGCTTCGATGGCCTCGCGCTCATCGGGGATCTGCCCGGCCAGGAGTCGCTCCATCTGGGTGTCATACTCCATATGCGTGACCTTCCGACCGCGCCGCCACACCGGCTGACCGCCTTCGATGCCGTAGTACCTGGCAGCGGCCCTCATGTTCTTCTCGACCTCTGGATCACCCATCCGTTTGGACTCCGCACAGAGGAACTCACCATCTTCGTTGACCACATATCTGCCGTTCTCATCGAGCCATAAGCAGATGAAGGTCTGGTTGGGTGGAACCCATAATTTCGACATAAATCACTCCATTTTTAGGAATTTTCTGATGAAATCGTAGTGTTTCTCGATGAAAAAGGCAAGATTTAGCCAGAAATCGGCTAATCATCCATACAGGATGACCGTAACCCAAAGTTGCCCTTCGTCACCGAAGGCGATGCCGACGGCAACCTTGCTCACGTCACGAGCGAGGATGTTCTGGCGATGGTATTCAGATGCCATGAATGCCCTGTGCAATGACCGAACAGACAGGCCGACACCTACGTTCTCCCTCGCGACTTTCCATACGTCCACACCTTCAACGGCGGTCGAGAGCGGGTCGCTGTGGTACAAACGGTTCTCCGCGAGCATCTTCTTGCTATGCCTCTGAGCGTTGATGAATACCTGGTCCGGTGCGTGCTTCAGTCTCGGGAGGCCATGCAATAGTCGAGTTCTGTTGATGCGGCGTATGAATGCACGTTCCTGATCGTTAATCATGCTGTATCTCCTACCGCCCAACCAGGTGGTTCCGCGCCGTTCCATGGAACGGTGAACGTCTCATGGTAAGGCTCTCCGCCCCACTTGGCGATGTACCTGTCTCGGTTACGGCGGAAATTGATATGATGCTTCTCCACTTCATGCGGGCTCATCCGCTTCAAGGTGACACTCTCTAGATGGACCGATTGGCCGGGTATCTCTTTGTACCTGTTCGGGTCTTTCAGTTTGATGCGGTAGTACCAATCGTTATCTTCGAAGTACGCCGGGTAGAACCCTTCATCCCAGTATCCCACTTCATCGAAGACAACCGGATTGATAGCGAAGAACGCAAGCCCACCGAGCTGTAGGGAGACGACCCACTTATCCTCCTCTATCAGCGTCGTGAGGAGCCGCTCGATGTCGTCACCCTTGATGATCACATCGTCAGCGGCGTAGACGATGTAGTCGCATCCATCCCGCAAGGCCCAACGGAAGCCCTTGTTAAGTGCGCCGGAAACAGATAACCGGAAGTCGAGATTCGGTACGATGTAAACCTCTTTGTTTGGATGGGGCCAGCACTCATACAAACTCCTCATGTGGTCGTACATGAGATCCCAATGGCCGACCGTTAAACATACGAATCCTACCTTGAATCTCATCAGGTCTATCGACATACTCTTTCATGATAGAACCAGTTTCATCTGAATACATAATCTCACTTAGCCCAGAAACGATGATGGCCCAATAACAGGCACGACACGGCCTCGCCATGGCAAGCCCATGTTTGTTCACACGCACGACCAAGATGCCTCTACTTTGTCTCCCGGAAGCTCGAAGCAGTGCCTGTATCTCAGCATGGATGAAGATCTTCTGCGCTCCGGTCAGCGCCGCTTGGACGGGATGGGTCTTCACATAGGAGTTTGTCCCGAACGATATCGGGTTGTGTTTGTCGTCATAGACCATAGCTGCAAGACGGTACCGCCCGTCCACAGACGAAGCCATACCGATGAGTTTATCGACGAACCTGGTTTTCATATCACCAGCTCGGAGTGATGTAGCGGATAACCAGCTCAGTGATTCGACTACGGTCCTCGACGGTCAGCCACCACCCGACGGGGATACAGGTCATGGTGGAGAACCACTTATCTAGGTTCGGCAGCGGCTTCCAGTATGCTTCGAAGGCGGTGTAGTTGTCATTCCGGTTGTGTACTCTCGATACCGAGACGCCGTTGTGGAACATGAACTGCTCGAAATCCGCTGGTTCCGGTACGTGGATGGTGTATATCCAGTAAGAGGGATCTACGTCACCTGGTGGGACTTCCACCAGTCCGCCGTAGAGCGAGAAGATGTCGTTGTAGTACCTGGCGTTCTCGCGGTGTTTGGCCACGACCTCATCGACGGACTCGAGATTTCCGAGCCCTATCGCGGCGGCGATATCGTTCATGTGCATTTTATCGCCGATCTCATAGACGTTCTGGAGGCATCGCATCCTGTCCCCGGAAGTGCGATCGAGTCCGTACCACCTGAGCAGCTTAGCCCGTTTGTACTGGGACGCGGGGACGACGAGCAACCCCCCATCACCGGTGGTGAGGTGCTTGATGGCTTGGAAAGAGAAGGCGGTGTAGTCGGCGCATGCAGCGACGGGACGGCCATGGTACGTCGCACCGAAGGCGTGGGCAGCATCCTGGATGATCGGGATATCGTGGGTGCCTCTCGCCGGAGCTGCATCGATCGCCTTCCGAAGCGCATCGAAGTCGCAAGGGATACCACCCCAGTCGACAGCCATGACCGCTTTCGTGTTCGGCCTTATCGACTCACTTACCGACTCGGGATCGATGTTGCCGTACTTATCGATATCAGCCCATACGATGTCTGCCCCGGTGAGCGTGATAGCGGCATTGGTAGCCAAACAGGTCATCGGGGTGCTCACCACCGAATCCCCCGGCCCGACCCCGATCAATCGGAGCGCGAGCGTGAGTGCGGCCGTCCCTGAGTTCACCGTTACCCCATAACTGAAACCAAGCTTCTCCTTCAGCCGCTCCTCGAACTCCTCGACGCGGGATCCCTGGCCGATGTAGCCGGAACCGAGAACGGTTCTCACCTTGTTGACGGCCTCAGGATTCATATGAACTTTGAATTGCTGAATCATCGAATTCTTCCTCCAATACTCCCATCAATACGTAATCCTTGAACTTCCCGTGCCTGAATATGTGCTGTCTGAACCGTCCCTCCTCAATGAAGTTCACCGAACGATAGACCCGTTGGGCGGCGATGTTGTCTTCGAGCACCAAGAGCCATAGCCTGTGCATCCCCAGTTCCCGTATGGCATACCTACAGAGCAGGGCGAAGAGTGGTTTCGCGTGGCCGAACCCACGGTACGGCTTGAACACATCCAGCCCTACGGCGGCATGACGGTTCGCCCAGTCGATATCGGTGAGCCGAAGCAGGCTCATGCCGTCCTCTCTGTAGTGGCCTATGAAATACATATTTTCATGGCCTAAAGACTCGAGCCATCTGGCCTGCCGATGAGCCATCACGGGCAGGGGCGATGTTAGCTTGGTCCAAGTCTCGAAGTCGTTCCTATGCTCTGTCAGTACTTCGAGGTCAGATTCCTCTACAGGGCGGAACCAATACGTCTCATCCCCGTAATACCTTTGCGTCATCGTGCTCCTTGAATGCCCTTACAGGAGGCTTCGCCATACCTATGTCACATACACCGGTAGCGCATTCTAGCACGAGCCTGCCGTGTTCGTCCCGGACTTCATCATCCTTATGCTCGTAATAAACCGCATCTCGACTGGTGTCCCGATACACGGTGAGCCCTTTGCATCCGATCCGCCATGCCTCGAGATACGCTTCTGCCATTTCGTCAGGACTTATGTCTTTCGGCGCGTTGTTCGTCTTGCTTATCGCCTGACCGACCATATTCTCGTTCATCGCGTTCTGCCACACGGACTGCATCTTGATGTGCGCCCAGAACGGGACCTCGTAGGTCGTCCGGAACGCCGGGTTCGATGCGAGCGGATGGGGGAACGTTCCTGATCCGATCCCCTTGTTGGTCCTCACTATAACCCTGCCGAAGTTCGGCTCTATCGAAGGCGAGGTGTTGGTGATGATGGACCTCGAACCCTCTGGTGCGATGGAAAGGAGCGAGATGTTCCGAAGGACGAGCCCCATGTCCTTGTGAAGGCTCTTGTCCCACAGCGGATACGGTCCTTTCTCCATCGCGATCTTGCTCGACTCATCAACGGCGATCCGGTTCAGGAACGAAGCTACCTCATGAGCCACCCGGAACGAGGATTCGGAGCCGTAGACGATATCCATCATCACGAGCACATCTGCGAAACCGGTTACGCCGATGCCGATACGGCGCACATCCTTCGCGGCCTTCTCGAACTCCGGCGCGACATGGTTGTCGGCGTCGATGACATCATCGAGGAACCGCACGGCGAGACGGGTGGTCGCTTCAAGCGCATCCCAGTCGATCTCCTTGCCATGCAAGTGTTTCACGAGGTTGATGCTCCCCAAACAGCAATTGCCGAAATTGAGAAGGGTAGCTTCGGAGCACTGCGCCGTGACTATTCCGTTGAACGTGCCGGTGTGATTGATCGGCTCATTGAAGCAGAACACTTCCTCCTCGAATCCATCCGGCTCTACGGAGACGACGCGGACGAACTGGGTGGCGCTGCGGTTGCAGGAGACGTTCCGCACGTCCACCCTGCGGAGGAAGTCGCTGAGCCCGTACTGGCGGAGGGTGACGACATCAGACCCCGCGATGATCAAACGGTAGCAGTCTTTGGTCTCGTACTCCTTCGTCCCCCCATGACCATCGGGCATCCGACGAGGACCGCCGGAACGCATGAACGTCACCTTAGCCCGAACACCCATCGTGGTAAGCATCAGCCTCACTTCATCAAGGAACTCCTTGTTGATGCTTCCGATCTGGATGCTCCCATCTCGAGTGATGGTCCCGTCGGTATCGATCAGCCCAGCAAGCCATGCCAACCTGGCGTCGAGAGACCAGTTGAACGGTACGAAGGTCTTCTCCTTGATCACATCCCTATCGAGGCAGACCTCTACCCTGCGTGATTTATCGGAAGTGTGCTGGTACCTGTACACCATCCCGTCCAGCAGGTTCGTCTTCTCCCCGTACAGGTACACCCACGGCTGTTGCCGATCCTTAGCGAGATAGCCGTCCCCGGCGTACACGCCCTGGGTGTAGGCGACGGATGTATCGACCTCTTCGCCCTCTACGATGACGGGCATCTGGTACTTCCACAGCTTCATGCCCGGACGGAGGTCTTTGGCCTCCACCAGGACCGGGGTGCTCCGGCTGAACGGACGAGACTCATCCCAGATGTGGAACCCGTGGTACAGGGTGCATCGCAGCTGGGAGCCGTCGCTCAGCGTGACCTTCAGCATGTCCTGGTTCCTACCCGTCACCTTAGGGGTAACCTTCGACCACTGCTGGCCGTTCCAGACCTCCACCTTGGTCCCCACCACCGAACGTATCGGCACATAACCATGGGAGGTCAGGATGCGGGTGTCTCCACTGACGCATGGATTCACCGCGTTGATCTGATACTTCTCGCCGAGATGAGCTAGTGGGTTGTACCGGTTGATGGCGTCGCGCCAGATCATCCCGGGTTCGGCCATCTTCCAGTTGTTCTCGGCGATCTGCTCCATCAGCGCCTTCGCAGAGATGGTCTTCACAACGTTGCCGCTGGTTCTACCCAGGAGGTGCCACGGCTTGTTCTTCTCAACGGATTCCATGAACCGGTTGGAGGCGAACACCGAGATGTTGAAGTTCGTAAGTGAAGATTCATGATTCTTGAACGTGACGAACCTCTCGATCTCTGGGTGGTCATCGTTCAGAAGACCCATCATCGCTGCGCGCCGACGACCGCCCTGCTTCACGACCTCGCCGATGGAGTTGAAGATGTGGTACATGAAGGAGATCGCTCCAGAGGATGGACGCATGGAAGAACGGACCATGGCCCCTTCTTCCCGCAGGTTGGAGAAGTTATACCCTACTCCAGCGCCAGCCTGGAACAGCTTCGCCGAACGCCAAGCATGCAACATGATAGAGTCAAGTGAATCGTCGGGCACCTGAACGAAGCAGGCGCTCAGCAGCCCGAGCCCGCCACGCGATCCAGCATTGAACAGTGTTGGGCTGTTCGGCACGAAACGGAGGTTGTAGATCGCGTCGAAGAACGACTCCTCCCACGGCCTCGGGTCAACCCCGTACCTGGACTCGATAGAAGCTATAGCTCTGGCGACCCTTCGTGAAAGACCTTCCCAATCCTCGATGATGTTCCCGTTCTCGTCCTTATCGAAATACCTCTCCTCCAATACCCTGATAGCTTGTTCCGTAAGTTGCGGTGAAGACAACTGAAGCACCTCCTGAATGGTTTACTCGAATCAACCGAAGATGAGGGAAAGTATACTCCCGTCCCCTGAGGGGGTCAGGATTTGCCTTTAGAAAGACTGATGTTCAATGCGTTCTCTATGATATCTTTCCACTGCCACTCCCTCCTAACGTCCAATGCGTTATCGTAGGCATCCCTTGCATAGTCTGAGTACCGGTGCCGGATATCATACATCACCTCGCAGAGGCTGTCGAAGTCTGGATGCGCCCAATCGCCGAGATGGTAGCTGTGGCCGGATGACCCCACCTTGTAATCGATAGGGATGCAGTACTCGCCGAACTCCGCTATGCCCCCCCATACGACCGCTGCCGTCGGCATACCGGTGGCGATGGCCTGGAACGGGATAAGTCCGAACCCTTCTCCGTTCGATGGGTAGATCAGCGCATGGCAGCGGTGGTAAAGGGCGTTTAACTCGTGGATGTTCAGAAGTTCCTTTATCAGTTCTATCCTCGGGTGAGTATCGACCGGCCCGAACGGCTCGCGGAGCCGACACTCGGCCCATCCGTTCGCCTTGATGATGAGCCTGGTCGAATCGTCATCGGCGAAGACCTTGCAGAACGCATCGACGACCATCTGCCCGCCCTTCCTGGTCGCCGGTTCTCCTATATGGAGGAAATAGAAGGTATCTTCCTCCTTGCGAGGTGATAGTGTGAATTCATTGATGTCGATCCCGTGCGGTACCACGAGGATCTCGGTCGTAACCCCATTGTCTTCGAATACTTCCTTGCAGAACTTCGAAGTGGTCCAGATGAGATCCATCTCGTTCATGTGTTGGGGCCACCATTTCGGTATCACGGTGGATTCCCATGGGGTGTATCCGATACGGAACTGAGACTGCGCATGGGAATACCATTCCGGCTGGCAGAAAGAGATCGAAACGGGAGCATCATCATCGCGCCATGGGGTCGAGTACCCTAGTGCTTTCAGTGCCTCGACCATCTTCAGACCAGCGTAGGAGTACCCATCCACGGGCCCCTGTGATGGTGGAACCATGTAGATAGCGATGGAGTCGATCATTTGCGGCTACAGATATCCAAGAATCGTTCGACTTCCCGGTCGAAGTTCGCGATGAATGAATCTATCTCTTCTTGGGTGAGTGCTGGCCCTCTTACGAATGAGAAGCCCCTCACGGTGACGCCCGCCTGATCGAACAAGATGGCATCCTCCCAAGTGAGCTCGGAACGGACCTTCGAGCCGCATCCGTGGCACTTTATCTCGGCGACAGGCATCTTAAGCCCTTCGGGGAACGTGATGACCACGGCAGACGGATTATCTATCGGCATCTTGCCGCACTTCTTGCATAGGTATTCTCCGATAGGTTCAGCCATTCAGAAGATCTCTCCTGTATTTCTCGATCTGCGCCTTCGCATAGCGAAGTTCATCATCTTCTTCTTCAATGATATCATCATCGAAGATGCTTGCCACTCCCTTCCCTTCATCGATGATCTCGATGAAGCCTGCCTTCACGTAGTAGCGCAGGATATCCGATGGCGTACCATCGGTGAAGTCTACACCAGCATACGAAGAAACCGCGATGAGGTTGCTCTCCGAGATCCTCTTCAAGATGGCGGCATAGCCGCATATGAGCAGTGCTTTATCTACGGTGTTCTTCGATGCGGCGAGTGCCTTACAGAGGTTCCCAGCGACCCGATATTGCGCGGAAACAGGTAGTTTTTTGTGCATATTCCTCCTTTCCGGCGGATTTTCTCGTCATTGTCCCCCTTTTTGGATGTAGTTCTTCACGAATTCCTCGGCGTTCTCCTCGAGCACCTCGTCGATCTCGTCAAGGATGTCGTCGAGTTCGGATATGAGTTTATCAGAGGCATCGCTCTTTTGGGGCGAATCCGTCTCTTGCGGTAGGGGCTCTTCCTGACGCCTCGCTGGTTTCTTCTGTTTCTGCACCCTCTCCTGTTTCATCTATAGTCATGATATACCTGATGATACGAAAATCAACTACGATCTTTGCTCATCTCCTCTATCTTGTCCGCCATGATGGCCAGCCCGAGTATCTGCCTGGATATGCGTGCGCGCTCATCCTTCGGAGTTCGCTTGATAAGGTCCCATAAGAAATAATCGGCGCTCCTGATCTCTTCCAGGTCGAACTTGCACAGAACCTCCAGCTCGTTCGTCCGCCACGACCACCGGTATTCAATCTTCATCATCGTCACCTTGGATTGACAATATGAACTCCTTAGTGATTTTTGCCGCATATGATTCTCTGCATCCACACTTAAGTTCTCCATATACGATATCTTCAGCGAGCAGGACGAAGCTCAGAACGTGACCGGTGATGGGGGGCCATTCGTACGGGTATTCAAATAATTGTTTCTCATGTTTAGGGCATGCAACTATCAAGTGCGCTTTTACGAGAGGGTCATTGCAATTCTTATGGACGAAGTACGTGCTCATTTTCGGATATCTCGACACACCCGCAGGGATGCTTGGTGACTTTAGAGGTCGCGAGCATCACCATGTTGAACGTCGACTCATCAATCTCTTCCCACCAAAGGTTCCCGCTATGCAGCTCGCATCGAGACGGCATCATCATCGCATGTGGTGGTCTACCCAGACTGAAACATCTATGGATGAAGTATCTCATCTTATCCGCCTCAGCCCGAAATGTGTGAGTTGGAAGGTTCTGCCGCAATCTATACACACGAACGGGAACGGGAACGACCACCCGTACGGAACGACCTTATGCCAACCTATCCTGCATCGCAGCTTCACAAGAAATCCCTCCCCACGAACCCGTAGTCTATCTCATCAACGCGACGGATGATGTTTGCCATCTCATCGAACGTGTACGTGTTGCCAAGTTCATCCTTGAAAAGTGGGTCTTCCACCGAAAGCACCATCCAGAAGAGCTCCGGAGACATGTCCCACATCCACCCTATCTTCCCTCCCCCTGCGGCGAACCTCTTTCCGACATGGGAAGTGATCCCCCTATCCTTCTCATAGACGAAGAAGTTCGTGCTCATCTCTAAGCCACATCAAGTCACTGCTACTGATGCCGATGGGGACGATGCTCGTGCAACCGCAAGGATGATCGTACCTTTCGACATCGATCGAGTACAGGAGTATGAGGGTGAGTATATCGTTGTTTATCTTCGTCCATCTTGAAGCATGTGAGGCAGTGCATGGGAGCAGGACTAAGACAATATCATCAGAAACGAAGATGTACAAGTCCTTACTCATCGATTCTCCGCTCTTTTCGATAAGTCACCAGCCAGCTCGACCAGGAGCTGCCATATGTACTCTGACCTAGATGCTTCGTTACTGCACTCCCAGACGCTCAGCATATCGACGACACCTTCGATATCGCCTGCGACCCTGAGCAGCGTTTCGGAGGCTTTCCTGAGCGCAACGCTAAAAGCGTCCATCGGTCGTCCTCCTGTCCTCCTCGGCATCGATGGCGAGCATCCACCTGATGCACACGGCGGCGACCTGAGCGATTTCACTCCTCAGGTTCGCGAATTCATCGTACTTCTCCGGATAGTGGGACGAATCCCCATCGCCGGAGATCATGAGGTGGTCACAGACGATGTGCGCGACCTCGCCCACCTCTTCGGTCAGGATCGTGAGCCATGCCATAGGGGAGATGTGATCTTGATCTCCCCACTTGTACCTCGCCTGCGTTATCGCGTAGATGAGGTCATCCACGGGCAGTCGCGAACAACCGATGCACGGAAGGTGCGACGTACACCAGTCGTTGCAGTCGATGCACCAGGCTCGGGAACCTACGGAACGGTGCTCCCCGCAGTTCCGTGGGGAAAGCCCGGAGAACTCCATCAGAGCTTCCTGGTGTCGATGATGATGGGCCTACGCTCCTCGGTCGGCACGAACCCGCTGAACTCCTGCCACTTCCGCCTCGCATAGGCCCGGAGCCCACCCCAGATGCCGTGCTCGATCATGTGGGTCACGGCGTACTCGAGGCATGTGTCCTTCACCGGACACTCGTTCAGGCATATCCAGATGGCGCGGCTGTTCTCCTCTGGAGATGCATCTTCGAACCACCATTCCGGGTCGTACTCCCTGCACTTCGCAGATATCTTCCACTCATCACTTCTTCTTCTTGTCACGCTCTCCACGCCAGATCCTCCAAGATACGCGGTTGATGTCGTTGATAATCTGCCCGATGTCGGCGGTGGTCTCCTCTAGATGCATCGCCTCGTCGTGGCACCTAGGCCAGGTGTTGATGAGGCAGTATCGGGCAGATATCATCTGCGTTGCACCGCAATGCTTGCACCTCACGAGGGTGTCGGGGGCGTCGTCCTTCTTCGTGGTGGTTGCCATCGCGTCGGTAGCTCATCTCCTTTCGACTCGTTGCATGCCCGACAGGCAGGGCGGAGGTTGGACAGATCGTTCGTGCCGCCCTTCCCGAGCGGGATATAATGGTCAATCGTGTCCGCAGGCATCGTACCACAATAGAAGCACGACTTGCCGTACACTTTCACCACTTGTTGCCATCTATCCCTGGCCTTGCTCCGCAACTTGTGGCTCTCTTTCGATCCTTTGCTCGCCATCCGTGGTAGGATGATGATGAGCCTGGAAGCGCCATCATTCAAGGAGTTGAATTTTCAATGAAGAGATCTCCATCCTCCTTCGAGGAGGCCATCGATGCCGTGGTCAAAGAGATCCGCGATACGGTCGTGAGGAAGCAACACGACTACGGCCCGTACAACATCTTGCATTCGCCGTTCGGCCCTGAGAGGGCGCTCCTGGTGCGGATATGGGACAAGTTCGCCAGGATCAAGAACCTCATCGAACGGGGCAACGCCCCCGTGAACGAAGGACTCGACGATAGTTGGCTCGACATGGCGGGATACGCCATCATCGCACTCATGGTGCGCAAAGGGTATTTCGAGCTCCCGATGTCCGATGAGGTCTAACGCCGTGCCGGTCGTCTACTATTCGAGCCACGGAGCGATGCTCACCACCGAGGCGATAACCGTGGCGCTCCAACGGCTCCACCGGATGCACGTAGGGCTCATCATCGACCGCAGGGAAGAGGGGTACGACATCGGATGGGTCGGCGATGCCCGGTACGCCGAAGGGGTGAACGTCTGCAACTGTTCGTTCCTCGACCGTTCGACGACGGGCCATCGGGGGCATGAGTGCCAGTTCACCACGCTCATGGTCGCTGGGGCGATCAACGCGGCGAGGGACTGGGCCGACCAAGGACTCGTCGGCGTTAGGCTCTGGTCGGTCGATGCCAACCAGGATCGGAGGTTGCGCTCCTGGGTGGTGGATTTCTCCTGGGAAGAGGAGGTCGGCCCATCGCGGTGCGTGAACCCCATGGCGTTCATGAAGTCCGGAGGTATGCGGCTCTCCTCCGGGTGCGCCCGCCATGCCCGGTGCGGGTTCTACGCCTGGAAACCCGGTGCGGTTAACGGGCTTCCGAGGGGAGGGCTCCACGCCATCGGCGTGATCACCTTGCACGGCAAGGTTTTCGAGCATACCTACGGGTACCGAGCGGAGTACGCGAAGGTACGTGAGGTGTTCATCCCTTCGGTCGCGACGGGTAACATCGACATCTCCGCGTACCCCGGAGTGAGGTTCCACATCCTGGATGTCTCATGAGGCAAGTGGCTGTCGGAGATGCGGCTTGCCTCCGGAGATGTTTCCGGGCGGAATTTTAGTGGCCGTCGGAGATGGGTGGCCCCGCGCCCCCGGGGCCTGCGCCCCCACGGTGTCGCACTCATGCCCTAACCTTGAGACTCGAGCTCAACGTTAAGCCCCAGTCTTATGGTAGAGTAAGATGTTGACGGGCGCGCCCGAAGATGGTATCGTCCACGGTGCTATGGTCGAACGGGCGCAGAGAGGAGCCATCATGAGTAAGCGCAACGCGCGCGCTCGGGCGGCCTCGCGCCCGAGCAACGCTACAGCGGCCATCGTGGCCGCGCTTGAGGCCGCGGCCGAGGCCGCGGCCTCGGGCGCTCACGCGCCCTCGCGGGCGCTGTGGGGCGCTATCTTGTGGCCGCGTGGCTACAGCGCGGCCTCGGAGGAGCGCACGGACAACGTGGCCGTGCGCATCGAAGCCGACCTCCCGCTGCGCCCGGAAGGCGGCCACGGTCCCTCAATCGGGAAGGTGTTCAATTGCCTCATCACAAACCGATTGAGGCCGGAGGGCTCGGCGCACAGCGCCGACCTGTACCAGCGCATCGGATGGGTGCTCATGCTGCGGGCGCCCATCATCGAGGCCAACGGGCGTTGCTACATCGTGGCCGACCGCGCCCTCATCCGTGAGGCCGTGGCCGAGCACAAGCGCGCCCTCAAGGCGAACAAGTAGGGATAGGGATAGAGCGCCCGTTCGGCCATAGCATCAGCGCCCCGGCCACGTGGCCGGGGCGCTTGCTATGTGGCCGGGCGCGCCTTGTACCATCTACGTCATGGATCCGACAACCCCCACGACGATCCGGGCGCGCCCCCACGACGATCCGAAACCTTGAGCGCCGAGCTCAACGTTGAGCTCCCGACCCAACGTTGACCCCGAGGCCAAACATTCCGGCAGAGTGCGACTCCAATGGAGTCGGGACTTTATACGACGGGACTTATAGTAGAGTCGGGAAGGTACTTCGACTCATGAGTGAAGATCATGCCGCGCCCTTTCCTCACTCACCCGCCGCCGGGCTTGGAGTCTGGAACCCGTCCGATCCTGAGGCTCGAACATACGTTCGGTGTTGCGTCAAGACGATACTTGCTAGGCTCGAGCAATCGCGGTACGATACGGCACGGTAGTACGGTACCTTGAGAACATCATAGAGACTCTACTTGAGCCCTCCGCCAGACTCCCTCCCGCCGAGGGAGGAGGAATCATGCGGACTCTGAGGATTCCCGAGCACGTGAGGAACCGCCGGCGACTCTTCTGGGCGCTGGCCGTCGAGCTGGAGTGCGGCCACCTGCAATCCTGCGCATGGGCGCACGAGGGGATGATCGGACTCAACCAGATCTGCGAAGCGTGCCTGGAGTCGGAAGGCACCGCAGGAGCCGCACGCATGGTGGTGGACGTGCGGCGAGCCTACGTGGACCGATAAGCCCCTAGAGTGAGATCCGGCGGGAGGGAGCCTAGCGGAAGGTTCGAGTAGGAGGAAGGAGGTGAGTGAGAATGGAGGATCTTGTCCTCGCCTTCCCGTCCGTGGCCGGCACGGACCACGTGGTCGAGGAGGCCGACTCCAAGACGGCGGCGATGTTCGCCGCCATGATGCTCCGTATGGGGTACGGACTCGAGACCGACGGATGCATCATCCTCCGGTGGCCGAACAAGGACGATCTGGAGGACCTGAGTGCGGTCCGGCGCTGGAAGGAGCGGGAGGCATCGGACGGACTCCTCGAGGTGGAGTTCGATCCGACGAGCGTGAGGGCGCTCGTCAAGGAACTCCGCGCCCGGATCGCGGACGCGAAGTAGGGAGGAGTGAGATGAAGAACACCTACCGATTCACGAACCACGACGAAGCCGAGGAGTCCATCTGGGAAGCGGGACTCGCGGCGTCCTGGGGCACGTGGTCGTGCCTCCAGGACATCGACGGGAGTCGGTGCTACTGCATCGACCCCGAGGCCACTCACGTGGCCGAAGTGATCGACCACCACACTGTGTGGTGGGTCGGCATCGAGAAGTAGGGGGAGGAAGGCCGGTCCCGACTCAGGGGCCGGCCTTCTCTTTTGCCCACTCGGCAGTGCCGACTTCCGAGTGCGGCACTCAGAGTGCGTCGCCCAGAGTGGGCACTCGGAGTCGCCCAGATCTGAGTCGGCCACCGGCCGGCGCAAGAAAGTGCTGACTCTGACACCAGAGTGGGAGTGGCCGACTCTGGAGTGCGACTCCCTCTGGGTCGGTAGCAGAGTCGGCCACTCTTGAGTGGGCACTTATAGTGGGGAAATCCTGCAGAGTCGGGACTTTATAGCGCGGACTTTATAGTGCGCGACTGTGAGTGGCCGACTTCTGCCAGAGTGAGAGTGCCGATCCACGAGGGCACAGAGAAAGGGCCGGCGACAGAGTCGCCGGCCCCTCTCCGTGGAGTCGCTTACTCCTCGTCCTCCTCGAGGAACTCCACGACCCCCTCGTCCGGAGTGTGGATCCGGATGGAGTGCCCCTCGAGGACGCGGCTGGCCGCCCAGAGCAGCGCCGCCGTCAGAGTGACCGACTCCGCCGTCTCGGATGCTGCCGGCACGATGACGTAGACCATGCGACTCACCCCCTTCCTCCCGTGCCTACCGTCCATCGTGACGGGATTGTACCACCTACGTCACGGATCCGACAACCACCAGTGACTCGGTAGACTCCAACTAGGACTGGTCCAGTGGGGCAGTTGACTCTTCGGAGTCCGACTCCAGCAGAGTCGGCCACTCTGGAGTTGGCCCTTATAGTGAAGGACTCCAAGAAGTGAGGTGGATCTCACTTCGAAGTGAGGTTCTGATCTTGAAGCGCCGCCGTCCAGAGAGTCGCCGCCTCAGAGTCGCGACTTCGAAGTGCCCTTTGGAGTCGGACTTTATACGAGGCGACTTTGAGTGTGGAGTCGCCGGCGCAGCCGGCCAGAGTCGGGACTTTATACGTCCCGACTTTGAGTGGGGGACTCAGAGTCTGGAGCGCGACCCTGGGGCCCGACCGCGACCGAGTCGGGCCCCAGAGTCAGGGTCGTTCACTTCTTGAGGCTGCCGGGCTTGCGGTAGCCCTGCTTCGCCCAGACTGCGCAGCCGCACCCGGACTCTCGGTGGAGTCCGTCCCCACCGTGGACCCGGATAGCCAACTTCTTCAGTGCCTTACGCTGTGCCTTTGCCATGTCACTCCTTCCCGGAGTCGGACTCTACGAGTCCGACTCTTGAGTGCGCCACTGTGAGTGCCCGACTGCGAGCGGCCGACCGGGGGGCGACCGAGCGGGAGCCGGCGGCGACCTCACACGGCCCGCCCAGGGGGGGAGCCGGCCGGCGACTCACGCGGCCCGACTCCCCCCGGCCGGCAACGTCACTCGCAGTGGGCTACCGGAACTTCAGGGTCTTCTCCGCCCGGATCTGCCGGCGGAACTCTCTGTGCGCCTTCTTGACTGCCTCCTTCCTGGACTCCTTCTTGATGAGTCTGAAGGACGGCTGGAGGATGACCTTCATCTCAACTTCAGGGTTTGAGAGTTCTACTTCAGCACTCCCCGCATCCTCCAGATGTCCACGCAGACGGGATGCAGGATGCTGACCGGAGTGTCGGCCGGCGGATCGTTCTCGAGTGCGTACTTGCGGAACTCGAGAACCTCCTCAGGCGAGAGTGGGCGGAATATGAACTTCTCCTCAGGGGCGAGTGGCTCCCAGGAGCCGTCGGGGTTGTACACTCCCATGTCGAGTCTCCTTTCTTGTAGCAGGGACGTGTTCAGAGTGACAATGCCGGCAAGGGTACGAAGTCACATCTTCTTGATCTTCTTCACTCCACCTCCCCCAACCTTGATGTCGTAGGCCACGTAGTCCTGGAGGTACGACTCCACGACCTTCTCGAAGTCGCGGATGGTCAGGTACTCCTCCAACTCCTCCAGGAACCGAGTCTCCGGGTCTTCGCCGAAGTCGGCGAGGTCGCGGAGTCGGTTGGCCGGGATGGTGACCTCGAACTCGAAGGTGATGTGGTACCGATTGACAGGCATGATTCCTCCTTTGAGTCGCGCCCCTGCGGAGTCGGCACTCAGAGTCGCCCGGTTTGAGTGGCCGCCGGCTCCGGGCGGGATGGCTCAGGGCGGATGTTCACTCGTTAGCCTCAAGAGTGGGGCTAATGGTTTTCACACTCGTAGGGAGTTAGGTTTAGTGAGTCTGGGCGGTAGAGTGGGGTTAGGCCCTCCGTCCCCCCCTTCCTAGAGTCCGTTCCGGGTCGATATCCGGGAGTCCCCCTAGATGCTCCGACTCAGAAGTCCGAGTCCATGTGGCAGATGGGGCATGGGGTGCCCTCGAGATGCGGGTGTCCGCACTCGTCACAGATGTCGTCGTACTCTGGAAGATCCAACTCTTCAGCCGCAGACTCTCCCGCCTCCTCGTCCATCTCCCGGAGCACCTCGTTCAAGAGTCTCACCGCCTCGGAGATGCGGTGGTACCGGCACTGTGCGGTACAGGCTCCTGTGAGGGTGTCGTAGTTGCATCCGCAGGAGAGTGTTTTGATACGATCTTGGAACATCTTTTCAGCGCCCCCTTTCGGACTTCTGGATACCGACACTCTAGGTACTGGAGTATGGGTTCTTCAGGAGGAAGGAACATTCATCCGCGCCCCTTCCTCACTTCATGAGTTCCGACGCCGGCAGCCCCGCCTCGATGGCCCGAAGTGCCTCGTCGTAGGTGAGGACTCGGGTCTCCCGCCATGCCGGCAGGTTGGCGAGGATGAGTTGCCGCTTGTCCTCGTCCGACACGATGAGGAGTCGGCACGTGGCGTGCCGGCTACGGACTCCCCGCTCGTGGACGATGACCTTGCCGGAGCAGGAGACGAGTCCGAACGTCGGAGTCCCGTACCGCCAGAAACCCGCCGAGGAGAGTTCGGGCTGCACCCCGTCCCGGAGGATGGCGTAGATGCCGCAGGTGTGCTCACTGTCCGGAGCGGAGTGCAGCTTGTCGCACGTCGCCGTGAGACGCGGACTCGTCCAAGCCGCTCCGAACGAGCCCCTCAGAGTGACCGGCCCGTCGTAATCGAGACTCCAGAAGCGGAGCCCGATGATGGAGTTTCCTTCCGCCGCCTGCTTCGCCCAGGTGGCCGACTCCGAGAGCCAGACCGCGATGCGGAGCGTCGGGTTCAGAGTGTCGAAGACGGACCAGCCGTGCACTCCGAAGACGGCGACTTCGTGCTCCTGCGGGTCGAGCCGCCGGTCGGCCTCCTCGGGCACTCCCTCGCAGAAGGCGGCGTTGTGAGTGACGTAATCCAACACTTCGCCGCCGCTGAGGTTCTCCATGAGGAGTGCCTGACCGGTCTCCCTAGCGCGACGCAGGTTCCTCGCGATGGACACCCAGAGTGGGTACCTCACCGCTTCCGCCGCCCGCTTCCCGACTTCGATCTCCAGAGGATCGACATCGCGGCCGACACTCCTGATGCCGGGGTAGTACGATGTCGTGGAGTTCGTGATGAGGACCGCCCCGCCCCCCTCGAAGGCTTCGCGGACTCCGTCCACGATTTCTTCCACGAGTCGATGGGACATCTTGAGCTCCGACTCGTGGACGAGTCGGAACAGCACGTCGCCCTTCCGGCACTCGCAGCGCCGGCGCACGACGACGTGCGTCGCTGGGAGTGGGCACCCCGGTCGGCACCCGGTCGCCCTCATGGAGTTGTGATCCGCGATGGCGTTCATGAGTGGCCGGTATGCCGGAAGTGACAGCCAGCTGTCCTCGTCCTCGCGATTGAGGAGAGTCAGTAACCACCACACCTGCTTGTCGCCGAGTCGCCGGCGATTGTCGCCGTCGGACTCCGCGATGTAGACTTCATATTCCTGATTCACAGAGCGGTACATCCGAATGCTCCTTTCCGACTCTCCGCGAGTCGGACTCTGCCGACCGGTTCCTTTAGCGGGTGGGGGAGTCGGGTTGCCCCGACTCCCCCACGGATGGAGTTACGACTTCTTCGCTGCCTTGTACGCCTTCCTCATCTCGGCGACCTGCTCGCCACTCCAGATGAGGAAGACCTTGCCACTCTCCTCCACGAGTGGCATCCCTCGGTAAATCATCGCGGCGTAGGTCGGAGTCTGGCGCTGACGGTGGTACCAGAGCCAGTTCCACCAGGCACTCCTGGGAGTGCCGTTGAGCTGCAACTCCGCCTTCACGCCGTCCCTGGCGCTCCCGAGTCGCCCCTCGAGGACAGCCGTGACGACGGAGTCGATACGGCTCACGTCGCCCTGGCCACGGGGACTCCTCTTCCGGGCCGGCGACTCCTTCTTCGGCGACTCCTTGGTCTTGGGCTTGGCCGGCTGCGACTTCTTCGGCTGCGACTTCTTCGGCTGCGACTTCTTCGTGCTCGACTTTGCCATAAGCAACTCCCTCCTTTCGGGCTCTTACCGGACGATACGGAGAGCGATGACCCACTCGCAGAAGAGTGCGGTCACGAGCGACCAGATGATGATGAACTCACCGAGTCGCGTTCTCATAGTCACCTCCTTTCTCAGAGTTCGAAATCCTCGACCGGGAAGGAGAGTTCCCGGTCGAACAAGGTCTCGTTCAGACGGTCGAACTGCTCATCCACCGACTTCCGGAGTGCGATCGCCTCTCGGAGCTGGGCCATCAGCCACTCCGACGCCGGCGACTCGAAATCCTCCGGGGCGAGTCGCTCGATGAGGATGAGCTGCTCGCCGGACTCGGTGGTCAGGATTACCTTCACTCTTCCACCTCCTCGTAGTACCGATCCAACTCTGCCTCGAGCCGGCCACTCGAGAAGCCGGCACTCTCGCCCATCTCGTAGGCGATGATGAGTGCGTCGCCCAGCGCGTCGAAGAACTCGTCGTCGTCGAGGAGCGACTCCATCCTCTTGAAGGATGAGGGATACTGCTCCTTGAAGCGCTTGTAGAACTCTTCGATGAAGAGTTCCCAAACCTCATCCTCGGGTCGGTTACCGGGGATGTCGAACACTCCCACGCCTGGGGGCAGGTTCATCACTCCTCCTTTCCTGGGGGAAGGCGGAGAGTCGGAGCGCGCTCGGGGGTGGCGGCGGCGCACTCCGACTCTCCGCGAGTCGGCACTCCGGCGGACGGGGATTTAGCGGGGGTGGAGTGCCGACAAACCCGAATTCAGAGTCGGACCTTCTGCAAGACGACCTGGAACGTCCCACTCTGGGCCGACGGGACGACCCCGACGACCCGAGTGAGCACTCGCTTCTCCCGCTTGACGTGCTCGACTGCGGCCTGCTCGGCGAGTCGCCGCGAGACACGCTTCCCGCCGAGTGTCATGGGGACGTTGACGATGAACATTTCCGACTCCTTTCTGAATCGTGTTTCCCCGAAGGGAGAGTGAACCTAGACGAGTGCCGGCTCCTCGACCGGCAGAGTCGCCGGCTCCTCCACCGGCAGAGTCGCCGGCTCCTCGACGGGCTCGAGGACCGGCAGGTCGAATTGGAACTCATCCGGGATCTCGACTTCCCGGAGTGGCCACCCGATGGTGGTCATCTAGTCACCTCCCTTCACATACTCAGGGTCGCAGTTCGGACAGAACAGGAACTCTCCTGCTCCGTCCATCAGAGCCCCACAGAGTGAGCAGTACGGCGACCTCTGAGGGGACTCCGGCTCCGGCGCGAAGTCGCAACGCGGGCACATGGAGTTGTCCCACATCATCTGCCCGCAGAGTGAGCAATTCATCTCGCTTCCCTTCAGCGGTTCAGGATCGAGTTGATTGCCGCCTTGGCCTCGCGGAGAGTCGGGTACGGCCCCGCCACCCGCGTGCCGAAGGAGTCCAGCAGCCCGCCCTCCTTGCCGGGGAGCAACTCCCCGTTAGGGCCCTCAAGCACCCACCAGAAGACCTTCACTCTCACTCCTTCCCGAGTCCGACTCTCTTGCCCCGCCATCTTTAGCGGGGGTTGAGAGTGGGGTGAGGCCGTGGATACGTGGTCCCGGCGCCTAAGGTGACTCCACCCCCACAGCGCCTCACCCCACTCAAGAGTGGATTCTACTTCTTCTTGTCCTTCAGCGCCTTCTTCGCGGCGGTGAGTGCCGTGATGAGGGCGCTGAGTGACGCCTCGTCGAGTGCGAAGCCGGCCTTGGTGGGGCCATTGTAGCCCCTCCCTCCGAACACTCGCACGTCGATGAGTCGCTTGCCTCGCACCTCGACGAGTGAGATGTTGATAGAGTCCCCCCCAGGGAGGAACCCCCCCGACTCCCCCTGACGGATGGCAGAGATGGTCTTGAGTGTCTTCCAGGCCATCGTGACTCCCTCCTTCCTTACTCCTCCGCCTTCCGACTGAGCTCCTCTCGCCACGTCATGAGGAGCCCGAGATCCGACTCCTCGGGACCGAGTCCCTGCCCGAGGAGGAAGTTCAATTGGGCCGCGATGGCCCGGATGGGTGTTGAGTTCCTGATGTCGGAGTGGTCGAACCCCTTCCGACTCAGGAACAACATGGCTTCGTGCAGAGTGCCGGCAACGCCGATCGGGTTCGACGCGCCGATGACTGCGATGTTGTAGGCTTGCTCGTAGAGTTCGTCGAACGTCTGCATGGTCCCTCCTGTCCTCACTCTCACTCCCTTGCCGACTCGGCCCTTTTTCCACTCTGATCTTTAGTAGAGTCAGAGTGTCTGCCGCCGGCGTCGCGGCGCCCGGCGGAGTTGCTTCTTCTCGCCACGCTTCCGGCAGGAAGCGCAGCGCATGACCGACTCTTCCGGGTCGAACACCCATTTGTGAGTGTGGACCCGCTTCGCCGGCTTCTTCTTCTTGCGACTCTTCCTGGTCTTCCCGACGGTCTGCTCGTAGACTCTCCCGTCGGGGAAAGTGAGCCGGATGACCCCGTTGCGGATGGTCAGCCGACTCTTTTCCGGGATCGGAGTGTGGGCTCGGCTGGAGCAGACCCACACTCCCTCGTCCTCGTCCTCCTCCTCTGGCGGGGTGAGTCGCCACATCACCCCGTTGCACTCAGGGCACTTCTTGGTCCGCTGAGTGAATGCCACGCTGCCGCTGCATCGGTCGGCGCAGATCCACTCTTCGCCGACCGACTTCACGAGGTCGCCGACGGCGCCGCAGAGTGCGCACCGCTCGCCCTTCGGAGCGGTGGCCCGCTTGGGCTTGGCCACTCCGGCGCCGGCGACTCCGTCGTGGCACCGGCACTCGCACCGGTGCCTGCGCACTCCACGTCGGGTCCGCTCCAGGATGTTCCCGGAGCACTCCTGGTGGAGTGCTTTCTGACAGACGAACGTCATGTCCATCCCCGACTCCTTCCGACTCCGTGTTTGCTCACTCGGAGTCTTTAGTGAGGACTTCTTCGGGGCTCGGCCAGGCTGCGGTGTCGTCTCGACTCTCGTCGAGGGGATCGACTCAGAGGTCCGATGGGCGACGGTGGCGGACTCTTCCCCTTGTCACTTCCGCTCGACCGCCGAGGAGTGGATACGAGGTGAGTGGAACCGGGAGAGTGTCCGGTCCCCGTTTCGCACTCCGTGCCCCCATGGCATGAGTGGATCTCCGTTGGCCTGTTAGCCAGGCGACTCCTCGGGCCATCTCGGTCCCGACTCCGGAGTCGCCTCCCCCTCTATGCAACTTTCAAGGTTCACTCTAGGATCGAACTCTCTGTCGATCCTACACATATGATACCATCTCGGGATCAGAGTTGACAATACTATTTCCCCACTCATCCGAACACCTGTTCGAGAGTGCCCGCCGGCAGAGTGCCGACTCTGCCCCCCCCGAGAGAGTCTAGTGGACTTTAACTACCTTTTCGGAGTCGGACCTTATACGGGGCCGAATTTTAGTCCCAGGATTTAGTCACTTCTTCATCGAGCCCGGCTTGCGGTATCCCTTCTTCAACCACAAGTCGCACCCGCACTTACCAGCGCGATGGGTTCCGTCTCCGCCGTGGATCCTCCGCTCGAGTCGTTCCTGTGCCTTCTTCAGTGGCTTTCCCATCTTCACCTCCAGAAGTTCCGCTTCTGCCGCCAGAACCTGAACTCCCCGGCAAGGATGTAGAGGATCATGAGCGCGAGTGCGCCTGCCGCGATAAGGATCTCAGTCTGAACTCCGAATAACATCTAACTCCTCCTATCTAGCCATTTATCGATCAACAGATACACTAAGAATGCGATGCTCAAGATGATTGTACCAGATAACTCAGATGTCAGAAACATCGATGTCAACTCCCGGATCCCAACTTCCAGCGATCGACTCGATCTTGGCGATGGTGTCTGTCCCGTCGGAGAAGAAGTGGTCAACGAGGTCGTGGACGAACTCGGAGTAGGCCGTGTCGAGTTCCTCCCAATCCGACCAATCGGACTGGCCCATCTCGTCCTTCGCGGCCACTTCCTCGTTCCTACTGATGATATCAGTTGCTCGGAACAACATCTCGACCGGCAACAGTCCGTAAACCTTGTTCTCGATCTTGATGAACTTCACCTGTCGCCTCCCCTCTGCCGCCTAACTGCGGCGATGAACTTTGCCGTATCGAAGTTACGGTTGTCTTCCTTGAACGCCTTCGCGAACTCCGATGCCACCTGAAGCCTCACCGAAGGCGGCTGGATACGACTCAGAACCTCTGCGATGAACTCATAGTGGCGCTTGAAGAACATCTCACCTCACCGTCCATGGAGACTTATCGCACGCTTCGCGCAAGAGTGCTCGGTCTCCTGGTGATGCCATCTCTAGTCACCTCCTGCGATAGCGTTGGCGAGGCTGTGTAGCATCTCCTTCCCCAACTTCTTCGCTCCTGGTCCATAACCGAGACTCATTCCAGTGATGTTGTGGCCACTCTTCAGAGTGACCCAGATGTACCAGCGCTTGAACGGCTCTAAGTTCTCCGCAGCCTGCTTCTGGGCCTCCTTAGGGATGTCCTTGTCGTACGCCAAACCGCAAGCCGCCACTTCGTGGGTGTTTACCATTGTATCGTAGTTGTCGATCGGGAGTAGCACCTAACCTCCTCTAGTCACTTTTCCGCTTCAGATTCCGACTCTCTTCTCGCCGCTCTTTTAGAGCGAGCGAAACTCCTCCGTGATTCTCACTCCCTCTATGGCTTCCCCGCAGATGTCACAAGCGGGGATGTAATCCCACTCTGAGTCGGCGAAGATGGGGTAGCAAGAATCTTCAACGCCGCACTCATGCTCCACCTTGAGATGACAGTCGAGGCATACGGCATACCCTGGGAAGGTATAGCCGAGGACATCATAAGACTTCACTGTCTCTCCCCCTCAAGTCGAGCTCGGTCCCTCTGCTCCTTGTAGGCGCGATAGCGACTACGATTCGTCCACCGACGCGCCGCCTGAGCGGCAGCCGACCTGAGTTCCTGCCTCCACAGGTCGAGCGCCTCCTCATCCTTCGACACTGCTAGGTCGAAAGCCTTGATGCTGCGCCCGCTTGGGGTGTCCTCACTGCTCGTCTCGGCGATCTCGTGAAGGATAGCAGTGATGAATCTGTCCATCTCACTCATCTGCGCCCTCCTCCTTGTCGCACTCGTGCTTCTCGTATTCCTTGTCCAGATCGCGTAGTGACATGGCTACATCGGTCCGCAACGCTCCGCAGTGCTTGCAGATGTAACCGAACCGCTTCTCCCCGCCGAACAGTCGTCCCGACCTCTCGGTCACTAAGAACCTACCCATCTCGTACACTGCACCCCCTCCCCACTTGGCGGTAGGGGTAGGGGGTATCCGGGATACCCCCCTGGGGTATACACTCCCCCCTACCCCGTACCGGGATCATGCCACTAGGCCGTTGCCGGCTCCTTCTCCTTCTTCTTCTTTGCAGTGATGGTCTGCGCGGCGAACGACAGTGGAACGAACAGGAGGATCTCCCCGCTCTGCTCCTCCACCTTCACTGCTCCACGCCCGAACTCCTTGGAGAAGAAATACTCGTAGAGTTCGGCATCCCCTGCCGTCTTAGGGTTCTTCGGGTTCAACTTCCAACGCAGGTTGTAGAGGGCTGACTTCGCCTGAGCGACCGTCTCCACCTTCGACGGATCAAGCGCGATGCACAGGTACTTGACTCCATCCTCGCTCTCGACGAGACTGCCCTCCCCCTTCTTGAGCATCTCGAGTGCCTCAAGCACTTCCTGCTGGCGGATACTAACCCTGCCGCCACGACGCTTCGGAGGAGTGACCGCTCCCTCCTGTGGCACCTTAGGCACTTATTCCCTCCTTTCTCCTGCCAGACCTTCTAGCAGTAAAGCGATTCTACCAGCATTACTTACACTAGACAATTACTCTAGATATGGGCATCTACGATAACACAGTAATGTCCACTGAATCGCTCTCTCACCTCCCTCCACTCATTCGACCAATCACCGAGCGACTTCTCGTTCGAGAAAACTCCGAACCACCCGACGAGTCCGCGCTCATGCCATTCCCCATCCGGAGTGATGTAGGCGTAAGGCGGCCTTGGGACCATCTCCTCGACCAGGAGCACGTCCCGCTGCTGGTCAGTCGGATCGAAGTCGCCGTGCCACCTACCCCCGACCTCGTACCAATCCCACTTCGATCTGGGATTGTACGTCGTCACCTGCAATCCGGTACCTCCGCACTCTTCGCAGTCCTGATCCGGCTCGACCTCGTTCTCGAGCCTCGCCTTCTCGGCCTCGCGGTACTCAGTGAACTCCTTGATATGCTGGGTCCATGCGAAGTCCAACTCGTCCGACATGATGAAGTATTCACGCTCCTGATCTTCACTCAGGTATGGGTCGAATGGATCGAACTCCTTCGGAGCGTTCGGATACTTCGCCCTGATGCTCTCCTCGATGGGCTCGAATGACTTCCTGAGTTCCTTGATCTTGGCGTCGAACTCATCCTCCTTCGCCTCAAGGGCAGCGTATGCCTTCGACTCTACGCACCAGCACCGCCTCTTGTAGGGAGGCACTTGGAGTTCCTCATCGTATGGCATCATGAGCTTGTGAACGATGTCATCAGCGAACTCCTGGTCCGCGTCCTTCGGCAGGATCACCGCAACAGGGAAGTGCGTCATATCTAAGTCCTCCTTTCAGTTGTTAGAATAGGTACTTATCGGTTTGAAGAATCCATACAAATCGTGGATTCTTGGATTCTTCACAAGAGAGCAACCCTGAGTCTCTACCGCATAGTGAGTACCCAGTAACCTCCTCTCCCGCCGACCTTCTTCGCCTTCACTCCGAGATGTCGTCGAGCCCGCATGAGCGTCCCCGATGAAATCCCGAGTTCGGATGCTTCCCGCCGAACGTCCTTCGCAAGTGCTTCGCCGTCTTCGAGCATCGTGAGTAGGAACTCCTTAGCTTCTTCAAGCGCCGAACGTACCTCCGAAGTAGGACTAGTTGAGAGCAGATCTGCTGCTGAAACATCAACTTCTCCTGTCCACTTGAATCCATGCTTGTCGATGATGTACCCGAGGCTATTGCCGACCTCAGCGTACGAGGACTTCAGATGTCCCATCACTCGGATGTCGGGGTAGGCCAGAGTAGTCCCCGTCACGAGGATAGACCGAGCTGCCGCCGCCAAGTCGATAGAGCCCAGCCCTCGGTACATCCCTCGCCCTCCCTTAGTGAAATGCCTGATACAGACAACTGCGATGTCCTTCTCTGATGCAGTCGTGTACAAAGAAAACATCGTGTCCCTGACCACACTCAGGCCATACATTGATGGGAAGAAAGCCTGGATCGGGTCGATGACTACCATACCGACTTTTCCAACATCCTCGATCGCACTGTTCATGATGTCGAGCAGTCTGGAAGACTTAGTCATGTCGATCGTGAAGACCCTATCCAGATTCGCGCCCATCAACTCGAGCCTCGGCCTGATGACAGTGCTACTGTCATCTTCCGCCGAAAGGTAAATCACTCCCTTTGGGGATGACCTACGCTTGTACGGGAGTGCCCGACCATTCGTGATGGCAGCAGTGATGTTCATGACCAACCACGACTTTCCAGAACCGGGATCGCCCTCCAAGATAGTGACAGCCCCATAGGGGATGTAAGGCCGCCAAAGCCACTTCACCTCCTTCGCCGGCTCCTCACTAAGCGGCCTAATCCTCATCCCCGTTTCACCTCCTTTCAAGTCATAACTCGAGCCCTACACCACTCACACAGTGATGCGTTCGGGCCGTGGATCGACGTGATGAACTCTCGCCAGAGAGACTCCTCGGTGTGTGTCATCGGCACGAAATCGTAGCAGTCCGAATGCCTCACTGGACCGGCATGGTCCTCGCATACGACTGCTCCGTTGATGCGGTCTTGATACAGCATTCACAGCTCCCGCTGGATTTCCCACTCGTGCCAGTTCAACTCGTCACAAGGGGCGACCGACGCCAGAGAGTTGGCAGGCGAATCCGGTGCCGGCCTGAGTCCGATGAAATACATCGGTCCAGACGACCACGGTTGCGCAAGGACGAACTCCTCGAGGCGACTTCCGTCCTTGAGCGTGTACCGACGGAGTGCAGCTACCTCATCATTCCAAGCCCCACGGATGACTCCGTACGCTTCCCACTCGATCACGGAACCCTGGAAGGTCTCCTGTCTGCCGTCAGAATAAGTGACGGTCTTGACCCACTCAAGGCGTGTGGCGTTCTCGTCGAGCCACTTCTTCGCCCTATCTGTGAGCCCGACGTACTGGTCCATCCTCACCTTCCCACTCCTCCTTTCCGACTCCGACTCTTCCGGCACGCGGATTTTAGTGCGTACCGGAACCTCACTCCTCTTCCTCTTTGTCCCCATGCATCGGACAGTCGGGGTCGAAGCAGTCCCAAGGACCGGTATCTGGATTGCCCCACCCGTCCTTCCTAGTGCAACCAAGTGCAAGCTCCTCGGCCATATCAAGTCACCTCCTTAGATCTTGTGATTTAGAGCGAGAGTCGGCTTCTTCTTCGGGCCATCGCCCCAGATGAACCTAGAGTCCATCATCGCGGCTTCCGGTTCCGGCGGCAGGACGATGACCTTGTACTTCACTCCATCGATGGTGACAGTTCTCGTCTTGATGGGCTTCTTCGACTGTTTGCCGTTGATTTCTGGCTGGCACTGCTTCTTCGCGACCTTGCCCCCTGGAGGGGCTGGAGTGAAATCGATGACCTTAGGCATCGAAGTGAAAACCCCCCTCGGTCTTAGAGATAGATACCCGGACGGTAGTCCTCTGTCTCCGGCGTGAAGTGGTTGTTGTTCTTCCCTGCGAACGCTTCGAGAGCGAAGATGGCACCTCGCATGGAGTTCGTATCGAGTTGCGGCTGAGGGAATCCGATCTGCTCCATGAATCTGATGACTTCTGCGCCGACGAGTTCCATGCAGCGCGATGCGACGGCAGGATTGTGAGCTGCGACGGTGGCTAGACTCAAGATTGCCTCGACGTGATTCGTGATGGCGACCTCGAGTGACTTGATGATTTCATCGAAAGTAGTTTCATTCATTGCCAAAAATCCCCCCTTCCCATCATTGCTTCCAACTACTTGAGTGAGAGGTCGGTTCCGCCGGGAGGAGGGGGAGGGGTACCAACCCGACTCCTCCCGGCGGAAGATCTGACTGTTACGACAGACTTTCGTCCGTGCCGGCCTTAGCCCGCCTTCACCTCAGGCACGAGGGTGACGAGCGACTCCTCCGGGACGTACGTCCCGAGGTCGTCAACGGTGGTGCCGTTGAGTCGCACCGTGTACCCCTCGATGGCCTCCTCGGCGGAACGGCGGTTGTCGAAGACTCGCTCCAGGACCGACTTCAGAGCGCCAGCCTCGACGACCTTGACCGGAACGTCAGAGCCGAAGATAGCAACCTTGACCACTTCTTTTCACCTCCTTTCCCAATATCCGTAAGGGACTATCACTGGGATGTGGTGAAGATCATCATGTTCAGATCAAAAGTGACTTCTCTGTCTACCGGCTGCCGTTTTACCACCCCTCTCACTATCCTCCCTATGACGGCTGCGATACAAACCTCATTGTACCATACGGCGCGGGCCGTACAAGGCAAATCTACCGCATCCTCGTCACTGTACAATGTCTTAGAATATCTTGTTACATCTTGAGCTGAAAGCGGGTTTACTACCTGCACCCATCCCACTTCTAGGCCCATCCTGGCATCGATGTAAGTGTCCACCAGGTTCTTGTTCTTCTTGACTGCGTACCAGATGTTCTTCCTCGCGGACATGGAATCGACTGCAGAGATGACGATTCCCTTCTTCGAGAAAGAATCGTTCCTAGTGAACTTCCTATCCACCGGATGGACCACTGCGCCGGTGAACTCTGCCAACACATCGGCGAGGGCATGGACCTTCTTCCTGCCGATATCACTCTTACGATACAACTGCACCGGCAGGTTGTGGTTCTCTACTGTGTCGGCATCCCACACTTCGATCTCGGGAACCCCCATCTTCGCAAGGGCCAGTGCAGTCGGAGAGCCGATGCCGCCGACCCCGATGATGGTCACGAAAGCATCCCGGAGTTCGTTCGGTGAGATCAGGTCGAGTTGGCGCCAGTAGTCGATCTCCGTCATCCCTCACTCCCTT